AATGGTCAGGACAGCGAAATCAGCGCCTTACTTGGGAAATGTGGGTTACCACGGTTGCAGAGAACACTGGGGTCATTGGTATCCACTACGATGAATGCCAGCATGTTTTCGTGAAGGGCAGCCGCAATAGCGCGGCGACCAATGCCTCAATCCTCGACAGCTTCAAAACGCTGCTGAAAGATCGAGGTCATCCCCTCATCCTGATCCTATCTGGCGTGCCTGAATTGGCGGAGTTCGTGAACACAGAGCCTCAGTTGGCCCACCTGCTAAGACCCGTGCATTTCGATGACATTGTGCTGGCCCGTAGCAGTGACAAAGACGAAGTGACCGCTCTCCTCTTCGAGTATGCCGATCTCGCCGAAGTTTCGATGGACGAACTCATGACCGAAGACTTCCTGGGAAGGCTGGTCTTTGCCTGCTGCAACAGATGGGGCTTGGTGATCGAACTGATCTGCGATGCCTTGGAGCGATGCATCAGGGCGGATGAAAACCACTGCGGTCTTCATCGGTTCAATGAGGCCTTGTGCGATAGAACCGGTCTCTCCCCCAGTTACACACCCTTTGTGGTGCCGGACTATGTTTCCGCTTTTGATCCGGCGCAACTCGAACAGCTGCGTCTCTGATCAGGGCGCCAGATTTACGGAATTCCGAGCCCGCCAATGGCGGGCTTTTTCGTGTCCCAGACGCGTGGAGCGTAAGGTGTGCAAACTTATCCTGTCATTCGTGCAGCCTTATGCAGGAAGCCCGAATGAATGTCCGCATCTGTTTGATTTTAATTAAAAATAATCAGGATTATTTGATTCGAATGCAAAGTGTGCAAGCTTATGCCTTATCGACATTTATCCAATAAAATCAATGGCAGGTGTCCCGCTTTTCGAAGCTGCGGGACACTTTACCATTCGAGTGATGCCAGAGCCTGCATCGCATCTTCCGACAAAACCCGCCGCTGGGCGCCGCGCGTATAGATCTCCGAGGTCTTCGCCTGGCTGTGCGCCATGATCGCCATGATCTGATGCTGCGAGCATCCGGCCTCGGCCAGCAGCTCAGCCACGGCCTTGCGAATGCCGTGCGATGAGCGATCGGTGAGGCCAGCGGTCTGGCACCATTTCCGCACGCGGTTGCGCAGGCCCTCAGGTGTGCTGAAGGGCTTGCCCGCCTCGGTGAGCAGATAGGTCGGCCCCCGCTGGCCCACCGCACGTGACGCCCGCACAAGCGGCGCCAGCATTGGGATCGTGACCCTGACAGAGCCTTTCTTCGCAGGCTGCCAGTCCAGCCAGAGCATACCATCGCGCTCGACTTCATGCGCCGGGCCCAGCCAGATCGCATCTGAAATCCGGCAGGCGGTGAACATATGCAGCGTGAGCCAGAGGTGCGCCATGGTGCCGAGCGGGTGAGCCGCGCGGAACCGGCGCAGATCCTCGGTGGTCCATGCTTCGGCGCCGCCCTGTGAGCGATGCACCTTGCTGATCCCCTTAACGGGGTTCTGGCTGATTTCTTCGCGCTCGACGGCCCAGGCATACATCGCGCGAGCTGTCTTCATCATGTTGTCGGCCTCAGCCGGTGTGGCGATGAACGCGTCTCGCAGCCGCACGAAAGCCGCGGTTGGCGCGTCTATGTCGAAATCGCCGTAGCGCCCGTCACCATCGTCAAAGTCGCAGATCCGCCGCAGTTGCGAGCGGCGCTGCTTCAGCGTCAGAGGGGAGGCGAGCTTCGCTGTGACCAGCTTCTCCAGATGGGCGAGGTATCCCTGCGCCAGCCAGTCGAGCGACCTCACCACCAGCTTGACTGGCACCTCCGGCGAATAGATCACGCCTGCTCTGGCAGCAGCATAGTATTCGCCGAAGAGAGGGTGATCCGGAGGGACCGGAATATGGATCCGCCGCTCCGCCCGCCGCGCTACGCGGACGCGGTAGCGCAGCGAGCCATTGCGATGGCGCTCGATCAGCAGGCCCGGGAAATTCACCTTCATGGTTGTTTGCGCCATTGGCGCGGGGCACCCGGAGCAGGGGCGGGAATTGTCGCTTCTGCGGGTGGGGTGGCGCTGATGATGATCCGTCCCTCGGGGGTGACCTCCATCTGTCCGACCGAAAGGCCGGCCTCTTTCCAGGCAGTGATGACCCGGCGCATAGCAGCCTCAGTGGGGCGTGGTGCGCGCATTGCGTTGGCCTCCTTTGTTTAATCGCTTCTCTGAGTGAAGCGTGGTTTCTTGTTTTCGCAGATGGAGCGGGCGGCGTCAGAGACGCGGCCATTTTCCGTTCACGCTGTGAACCGGGTTGTGTGCCGCAAGCCGTCCGGCCCAGTCCTTCACCTGCAGGAGCTGTGCAGCGCTGATGCAGAAGCCGTCCGGGCTGGTCACCTGCTCTGCAAGGTTGAGGATCTCCAGAGCTGCTGCGCGAAGGGCCATATCCCGGTCTCCAGCAAACCGGCCCCATTTCGGGCCGACCTTGAAGCTGCTGCCGGCGGCAGAGGCGGACCACATCCAGCGGCCGTCCGTGTGCCGGTGCAGCTCAATGCGCGCCAGCGGCCAGGCCATGCGCGGATGGGGCAGGATCAGTGTCTCGTCCGGTGCGCCCTGTATGACCGTGCCGTGGGGATCGACCGGAAGCCGTACCGGGACCGGCTGCCACAGGTCAAACATGCTGAACTGCTGGCTCATGAGAACCACCAGAGCAGCAGACCCGCCAGCGTGGCCAGAGCTGCGATGATCACCAGCGCGGCGACCGAGGGCAGGGGGAGCGTGTCGTGATGCTCCCGGCCTGCTTCGAAAAGGCTGCGGCGTCCTCTCATGTCTCTCCCCTCAATCTGGCCACCTTGTCCTGCGTGATGGCGATGTAATCTCGGTCGCTGGAGTAGTGGTCCACCCACAGGGCCTTGTCGGCGTGGATGGCGATCCGCCCGGTGCCCGTGTCGCCAATGTGGTGGCAGCGGCACAAAGCGATGGCTTCGCGGTCTGGTGTCTTGTCCTGCCCGAAGCGGCCGCAGATCGTGTGGTGCGCTTCGGTCGGGCTTTGCTGGTGAAACCCGAAGGCATCACAGATCACGCAGGGCAGGCGGCGCACATCGGCCAGATACTCGCGGTCGATCTTGCCTTGCCGCTGCCGGCGCGTGGTCTTCGGCTCGCGGGTGGTGCCCTTGAGGCCCCTCCGTGGGGCCCCGGTCAGGTTGCCGGGGTGGATGCTCACCGGATCACCTCCCGGACATGCCAGCCCCCGTGGCGGGTGCAGTAGACCGCGCGGAATATGGCGTGGTGCTTCCTGCACATGGCCTTGGCGTCAAACTCGGCGCGCCTCTTATCCGCCATGGGGTAGACCTTGTTGTCGTCGCAGTCCGTCTGGAAGCTGTGGCGGGCGAAGGTCATGCCGAGCGCTCCGATGCAGTGATCCGCTCCGGCGGTGTCATTTCAGCGAAGGTGCTGGCGTGAAATGAGAGACCGTGTGCCTCTTGCCATTCATCGCAGGCCCTTTTGACCCGTGCGGCCAGATCCTGCTGTTGTGCTTTGGTTGCGGTGAAAACGATATCATCGAATTCAGACGAAACGCGGTCGCTGTCGAAAATGCTTTCATCAGCGCGTTCGATCAGATCGTCTGCCCCGATCCAGTCAGAGAGTTTGATCGGAGCGTTGATGGCCTGCGCCACATAAAAGCCGCTGTCTTCGCGCTCCTGCTTTCCGGCCTCAATCGCCAACTCGCGGCTATCGAAGGGCCCGACCCAATATTCGTCTTCGAACGGTGCCCAGTGCCACGGCCAGCTTTCGGTTGCTTGCTTCTCGGTCATTCCACATTCCCCCCATCGGACCAGCGCACGCCGTGGCGGTCGCCGTATGATTGAACAAAGGTGATCAGGTCCGCGAACTGCGCCTTGCTCATGCGCGAGGTGCGGAACCCTGCCGGAAATGGCGGGGCATTCTCGATGCCCGGCTGCCAGATGATTTCGTGGCCCAGAGCCGACATGAATGCGGCCTTCCAAAGCTCCGGGGCCATAGAGCGGCCCTCGGGCTTGGCGCGGGCGATATCTGAGAGCAGGGCCCAGAGCTTCGCGTTTTGATCAAGGCTCCGGGTGCCCTCTTTGATCGTCACCACCGCATCTGCCGGTGCCCGCTCGATCAGGGCCTTCGCCAGATCCCGCTGGCGGTCGCCGCGAATGATGATCGTCTGGCTCATCAGACGGCATCCCAGACGCGCAGATCGCGGTCATAGACCTTGCGCACTTCACTGGAGCTGGTGCTGTGCGTGGCGGCCACGGTTTCGCAAATCGCGTCCATGTCGCCACCTTCCGGCAGAGAGCCGTGGGCGCGGGCATAGGCCTGGATGCAGTCGAGCAGGGAGGATTTGATGCGGTCGGTCATGCCATCCCCAGAGCGGCTTTGTACATTTCGAGGATAGCTTCCTCTTCGCTGATCTCGTCGGGCTTGCGCTTCCGCAGAACGATCAGCTTCTTCATCACCTTCGTGTCGTAGCCCCGGCCCTTGGCCTCGGCGAAAAGCTCTTTCTCCTGCTCAGTGATGTCTTTCTTCTCAGCTTCCAGCTGCTCTGCGCGCTCGATGAGCTGGCGCAGTTCGTCGCCCGTCACGGCATAGGCGCCTGACGGATTGCTCATGGCTTTCTCTCCTGTGATTGGCGTTCAGGATGCTGGCCCGCACGGGGCCAGGCACCAGAGCGTCAGAAAGGGATTTCGTCGTCGAAGTTTCCGCCAGATGGGCCGGGCGGGATGTTGCCGCCGCCATAGGCCTCATCCTGCCCGCGCGATGCGCCGCCGCCCTGACCTTCCGGCCAGTCGATCACATCGAGGCGGGAGCCAAAGCCGGAAAGCACCACCTCGGTCGAGTAGCGATCGTGTCCAGCCTGATCCTGCCATTTACGGGTGCGCTGAGGGCCTTCGACATAGACGCGGCGCCCCTTCGCCAGCCACTTCTCGGCGATCAGGGCGAGGTTGCCCCATGCAACCACCGTGTGCCATTCGGTGCGCTCTTTCTTCTCGCCGCTGTCGCGGTCCTTCCATTGCTCAGAGGTCGCGATGCGGAAGGTGGCGACCTTCTCACCGCCCTGGGTGCTGCGGATTTCAGGATCCGCTCCGAGGCGGCCCAGAAGGGTGACGCGGTTCAAATCGGCCATCAGAATGCTTCCTTATCCTGCCAGACGCGGAGGCCGTTCGCCTGCGGGTCCGGTTTGTGGTTCTTGCGCGCCCAGTCCTCGATGAAGGCTGTCAGGTCGTCGCGGCGATTGGTGGCGATCCAGTGCAGGAGCGCCTTGTGGTCGGTGATTTCGTAGCGGGTGACGGTGCGGGTGCCGCGGCTGGCTTCCTCAGTCGCCTTGCGGGTAGCAGCGGCTGCACGGTTGGCCTCGTCGGCTTCCCGCATTGCCTGAGCCGCGGCGCGCTGCGCTTCCAGATCAGCGGCATTCGCGGCGCGGGCAGCTTCCTCAGCCTCACGGCGCTTGCGGGCGGCTTCCATTGCGGCCTGACGCTCGGCCTCTGCCCGCTCGGCCGCCAGCTTGCGCTTGAAGCCATCCACGGAGGCGACCAGGCATCCCTCGATGCGCTTGGCGTCCTCAATGGTTGGCAGCCAGCGCGCGCCCTCGGCCTTATAGGCGTCATAGAGCGGGGCGGTTGCAGACTTCTGACCCTTCTCCAGCGCCAGTCGCCACTCGCGGGCCTCTTTGCGCAGACGGTCGACCTGCTTCATCTGGGCTTCGTTCTCGACCGGCGCGCCATCGGTCCAGTTTTCGGCCTCGACTCGCACGCCCTCATAGAGCGCGCAGATCTCGTCAATCGGATCGGGAGGGTTGTTTGCGCCAATGAAGGCGCGGGGGTTCAGGTCGCTCATGGCTTTGCCCTCAGAACATCCGGTCGATGATTTCGGTGAGATAGGTGGCGTCGACGCGGGTCGGATCCTTCTCCGCGACCTTGGCAATCACCTCGGAGAAGTATGCGACATCCACGCCGGTCAGCTGCTCCTCAAGGACGCGGTGATCCTTCAGATCCAGCTCGGAGATTTGCATAGCCATCTTGAGGTATTGGCCTGCATTGATACGCCAGCCACGCTCGATAAACTTGCGGGTGCGGATCACAGAGCAAAGCGGATAGCGCGACCCCTTGTAGACCAGCACGCGGCTCAGGAGGCTTTCCAGCGCTTCTTGGCGGAGAACCAGATTTGACGTGCCGCTCTCCCAATAATTCATGCAGTGCACGAAGTCATAGCTCTGGTGGATCGTGTCTGGGTCGCCGTAGAAGCGCAGGATTAGCTGCACCTTGCCACGCAGGCTGATCGCATTGCTGCTGAGGAACGCGGGCGAATAGATCGGCGCGGTCTGATCATCGGGCGTTGCGCCGACCTCATCGCCCAGCGGGTCAAATACTTCGCGGACGTATTCACCAGCGTCATGGTCGTTCCCGTGCTCGAAATACTGGTAGTCCTGTTCCTGTCCATCAGCAGCCACGCCTGCTGATTTCACGACAATGCGGACGCGCTCCTTGCCTTCGAGATCCTCCATCTCCTCTACGAAGATCGGAACCGCCACGCCGCCCTGAACCTTGCGATGCGCTTGGAACTCCTTGACGTAGTAGTCGGCCACGCGGCGCACGGTTGCTTTGGTGCGGAAGTAGATGTCGAAATCGTTGACATCCTCGCCCAGAAGCATTGAGGCGATGCAGCCGCCGGTGACGATTGCCTCACGCTCACATGCTTTCCGCAGATCCTCGTCCTTGATGCTCGCCAGCCAGGCGTTCACTTTGTTGCGCAGGATCGACTTGATGGTCTTCGATTTCAGGCCGTGCTCAGGTTTGTCGTGATTATTCATTGGTTCGGGCCCTCATATGGGATGCTATCGTCGAGGATTTCCCCGGTGAGGGGCTGTGCCTGGAGCGCTTTCTTGCGCTGTGCCGCAGCCGCTTTGACGCGGTCGTATTGCGCGGGGTCGCCTGCATGGATGCGTTTGCGGGTATCGCTCTCAGCGTCCCAGATTTCCTGCAGCTCGGGCTCAGAAGCCGCGCTGTTCAGAGCGGTAATCAGAGCTTCCGCCTCAGCCTCTGCGTGGCTTGGCTGCTTCTGGCGCTCTTCGTGGCGCGGGGCCGCGCTCTGGCCATCGTCGTCGACCTCAGCAGAGAGGCCGAGCGCTGCTTTCAGGGTGTAGCGCTGCAGATAGGTCACCGCAGAGCCGACGGCCTGAAAGGCGTTCTTGCTGCCGGAGCCGTCCGGGCTGCAGGAGAGCGAGGTTTCCTCGCTGTGGCCGGCGGAATGGGCGATGATGCAGGTGACCGTGACGCCGCCGCCGTTCTGGCCGGTGCGGAAGCGATAGGACAGGCCATATTGCGCCAGCACCGGGTCGATCACCTTGGCGATGCCCGCCAGCGTCTCGTGCTGGTAATGGGTGCGCTTGCCATCCTTGGTTTTGAAGTCGACGGTCGCATCCTTGACGATGGGCGGGATCTCGGCGCGGGCGGCGGACAGCGCGCCAGCGAAGGCCACACGGGCGTTCTGGGCGTCGAGGCGCTCCTTCATCGCCAGCATGCGCTCCAGCTTGTCGAGGTCGGCCTGCGGGTTCATCACCACCCGCTCGATCATCGACACCATGGGGTCAACTGCGACGACCGCCGTGCCCTCTTCATTGATGGGGGTCAGGTCGCTCATCAGAGCACCGCCGGCACGAAGATAGCGAGAGTCAGCGCCAGCAGGCCGAAGCCCGCAGCGAAGCCGAGCAGCTCCCAGAAGCCAATGGCGGGCTCAGAGGGACGCACCGGAGCGCGGCTGAGAACGGTATCCATGTCCTCAGCCATGGCGCGGGCTTCGGCTTCACGGTCGAGGTCGGTGAGAAGGCGGGGGACAGGCGCTGCGGATGCGCGGTCAATCGGGGCAAGGAAAGTCATTGGATCATCCTTTGCTGGAATGGGGTGCCCGCCCGGCACGATGTGGGACATGGGGGAACCGAGCGGGCCAGCGCGGGGGAGTTGCCGCGCTATGCGAAATCAGCGGGTGCCGGAGCCGAGGCAGTAATCGCAGCGGTGGATTACGCCGCTCTCGCCCCGTACATAGTCGTAGTGGTCCTGAACGATGCGCTGGCCGTGGCATTGGGGGCAGGGCAGGTCGCCGGGGTGGAACTCACCGCGCGGCGGGCCGTTGTGCTTATCAAGGAGGGCGTGAAGCCTCGTCGCGTCCTCCCGTTCCCAGATGAGCCTCTGCGCATCGATCTCCAGCGAACGGTCATGCCAGGAAGGGCGCGCATCTGCTGTGGGGGCTGCGCGCCAGTGCTTCATCGCGAGGCACCCGGGAGAGCGTCCACCAAAGCATCAGAGCGGGCAGCCAGACCGCGAAGGGTAGTAATCTCATCGCGAGGGCGCTGCGCCTTGCGGGCTTCGGAGAAAGCGCGGTGCGCTGCTTCGTTCAGCGCGCGGAGGGTGTCAGCGTAGCCCATCAGTGCACCCGGATCGCCTGGGCCTCGACAGGAGCAAAGCCCCGGAGGCGGTTGTGGCCGAACACGGTGAGCGGTGCAGGCAGGGTGACGTCACTCACCGGGCGGGCCCGATAGGCGCGGTATTCTTCAAGCAGCGCGGCGCGGATAACGGCGCCAGCCGGGGTTACAGAGAAGTCGGTCTTGCGGGGCATTTCGGATCTCCATCTGGGGTGTCAGGCGGCTCGTGTGTCGCGCCCTGATGAGATGAAGATGCACATTATGCATCACAGCGTCAATACATTTTATGCACATTGTGCATCAGAATTTTCACAGCCGTATATAAGCAAAAAGCCCGCCGAAGGGGCGGGCTTTGGGCGGATTGTTTTGGGCAGTTACGTCACGCGTTAGGAATGAACCTGATCATAATCCCAACTGCAGCAATGATGAAGCCAGTCACTGCTAGTAGCCCTCCCCAACCGGGCAACATGCCAACCTTTCCCTTGAGTTCAGCGACATCAGATCTCAGAGCCTTAAGGTCTGACCTGACTTCACTCATGTCTTCCTCAAGTCTTTTCACCCTTGCTTCTAGCATGGCGGCACCTCCGTTTCCTCCCCCCGAGCCGCGGCCCGCAGGGGACGGGAATGAGTGAATGTTATCATTAGATGTCATCGAAGCCCATCCACTTCAATAAAGGAGAAAGGTTAAACAAACGCAAATATCCACATACCCGACACGCTTGGGATAGTTGCTGATCTCTGATGTAAAGGTGGTGCCCCATAAAAAGAACCTTCTCTGGGTTCTCCAGGTGGGAGGCGGGGCCGAACTGTGATGATGCCCCGCAGGCCGTGCAGGCTTGATTAGCCGGCATGCCAATATGCTTAAAGAATTCGTTGATATTCTGTGCACTTATGGAGACGTGGTGGTCTCGGTCGCTTACTGATGTCATGCTCTCCCCCACTTTATTCTAACATCTCACGGCCTCATGCGATTCCGCAACATATCGAGGGGTAAAGTTGGCACTGGGAGTTGACAGCCCTGCACCTGTTCCTGCTATGTTCTCATTATCGAGCCGGGCAATGACACCGAACCGCCAGCATAAGCTGCCGCATGACCCGATCTGCAGATTATGGACTCCCGCGCCAACGGGAGCGCTTATGTTTCAAAAGATGGAGTTAAGATGCGCGGTTACGGCAGGTCACAAGAAAACCCAACCCCTTCACGGGAGGTTGGGTTCGAACAAAAACTCTCTGGGCTCTCAGATGCTCAACTGAGTTGGTTTATTCGTCGTGCTCAGGAGGAAGGGCTGCTGCCTCTTCCGCAAGTTTCATCAACAGCCTGCGCCCACGCTCATCAGCGTTACGGTATGCTCTGACCAGGGCTATCTCGGCCACATCGCGATCTTCGGCAAAGATATCCTCCAAGGTGACGCCCAGCACTTGGGCGCACAGCTTGTAGGTATCGAGTTTCGCCGTGTGATGCATGGTTTCGGCACGCTGAATTGTCGACTGATCAACGCCAGCCAGCGCGGCAAGTTCGCGCTGTGACATCTTTCTGGCGGCTCTGATGTGTTTCAAATTCATGCACAAATCATGCATCATGTGCATGTGTGATGCAAATGCACCACGTGCATTAATGCTGTTGACTGATTGATGCATATCGTGCATCTTAATCCTCATGTCAGATTTCGCAAAATTTCTCGAAGAGAACGGCCTGTCTCACCGCGATTTTGCGCGGTCCGTCAGTGTTGACCCCAGCATTGTTTCTCGACTTGCGGCAGGGAAAATGATCCCCAGCTTGCGTCTTGCGGCGCGAATTGAGCGGCAAACCCGCGGAGCAATTCAGGCGACAAGCTGGGTTAAAGACGAGCCTTCCTCCTTTCGGGGTGGTAGGTAATGTTGCACAACATGCATCACAAATGGCCGTTAATCGGCCGTTTTCAAGGCCGCAAGCCGCAACGGGGCGCTTAAGTGTGGGCCCTTGTCGCCTCTGCCAAGCGCCTGGCTGCCGTGGTTATCGGCTGCCCGGACTGCTCTCAGAGCAAAAGCAGCGCGGCTATGTCTGGGCCTGTCTCGCCCACGTCGACGCTGTCGAACAGCTTTGGTCCGAGCGTCGATCTGGGACGCCGGGCCGAGCGCCAGTGCAATCGCAACCCCGATCTGGTGGCCCGGTATCTCGACCGGCACCGGATCCTCGCCAGGGGAGCCTGATCTGATGCGGATCGTGCTCCCCTGGCCCCCGACCGCGCTGTCAGCCAATGGCAGCCAAGGCGACTTCCGAGGCAAGGCCCGCGCGGCCAAAGCCTACAAGGCAGATTGCGTTGCTCTCTGCCGGGAGCAGGGTAAGGGGCTTCGCAGCCTCCCGGCCCCTGCCATTGTCGCCAATGTATCGCTGACCTTCTGCCCGCCTTCGGGCCGGAGGTATGACCTCGACAACATGCTCAAGCGCATGAAGCACGGCCTCGATGCGGTGGCGGAAGCCATCGGCGTGGATGACGCGGACTGGCGCTCCATGACGCTCCTGCGCGGTGATCCGAGCAAGAGCGGCGGCGTGATCGTCGAGATTAACCCGACGCACCAGGAGTTGATCCCGTGAGCAATACCGTTCACGCCATTTGCAAACATCGCAGGGTTGGGCGGGCTGTGTCTAAGACCGTCCTGCTGCTCATGGCTGACTTCGCCAGCGATGATGGCACTGGCATCTGGGCCAGCAAGCCGAACATGGCTGCCGATCTGGAGATCAGCGAGACAGCCGTGCGTGATGCAATCCGCCACCTGATGGCAGAGGGCATCATTTCAGAGGTTGGCCAGCGCAAGCATCAGAACGGCTACACGGTCGAGTACCGGATCGATCTGGCGCGCGTTTCGGCACTGCCTGTCACCCGCGAAAACGCCCCGGTTCTGACCCCTGCGTCTCCCGCACCCCTGCGCCAGACGCACCCCACCCCTACGCCTCCCGCACCCCAAGACCTACGGGAGACGCAGGTAAACCATCATAGAACCATCATAGAACCACCAGAAGGCAATACGCCCGCGGAGCAGGTGACGCGAAAGCCTCCCAAGCGAGCCAGCGCCCTCCCCGAAAACTGGGTGCCTTCTGACCGAAATCTCGCAGACGCCAGATCCCGCAATTTCACCGACGAGGAAATCCATGAACAAGCCGCTGCTTTCCGTGATCACCACCTCGCCCGCGGAACAACCTTCAAAGACTGGGACGCCGGCTGGCGGATGTGGCTTGGCAATGCTCGTCGCTTCGCCCGACCTGCCGCAGCACGCAACGCCCGAGCTCGCTCAGCGCATGATGTCATGCTCGCAGGCTTTCAAAGCGCAGCGCTGCGAGACCGAAGCTGATCTGAAGGCCGTGAGCCAGGCAGCGGATTACCTCGGCCGCCCGGCGCCCCGGAAGTGGATCGCTGGCCGCGTGGTCTCGCTTCTCAGCCATTACTTCGTGAGCCAGCAGGACGAGACGCTGGCCGCTGCCGTGGCCGAGGATTGGTGCGCGATGCTGGCGGACTATCCGGCCTGGGCCATTGCCAATGCCTGCCGCTGGTGGATGAGCCGTGAGAACCCGCGCAAACACTGCAAGCCGCTGCCGGGCGACATTCAGGACCGGGCGCATATCGAGATGGAGCCGGTCCGCGCTGCTCGGATCACCATCGCCCGCGGCGTGGCCCTCCCGAAGCCGCAGCCTGCAGCCCGGCCGGAAATCACCGAGGAAGAACGCGCCCGCCGCGCTGCTGTCGTCGCGAGCCTCGGCCTGAAACGCATCGGAGGTGAGGCATGAGCGACACCGTCACCATCCACAACGGCCACTGCAGCTACCACGGCCCGGCAGACAAGGCCCCGGCGTGGGTTATCCCTGCGCCAATGACCAGCTTCGAGGACACCACCCACGCATGGGAGGAAGGCTACCGGGCGGGGCGGAGCGATGTGCAGAATTTGCACAATGCCCGCCTAGGCTATGCCCAGAGGATCCACCAAAAGCTGCAGCGGTTTGCCGAGTGCGCCGATGATAGTGAGGGCGTCGATATTGGCCGGGGTTGGCTGGACGCCCTGACCACGATGGGACTGATCGAACGGTCTCAGCGTAGCCCGGCACAGTGGGCGCTGACGGAAGTGGGTGAGTGTGCTCTATCCGCCGCGCCTGCAGTGAAGCAGGCCGCCCAAAGCCCAGCGGTGCAACAGGCGCTCTATCTCGCCCGCGATGCCCGCCCTGCCGGATATGCTTTGGCGCTTAAGCGGATCGAGCTCCTACTCGCTGGCATTGCCCAGCCCGCCGCGCCTGCGGTGAAGGTGAAGCCGCTGGTGTGGGATACAGACCGGTTCCGCACCCAGTGGACCGTATGCGGGCTGTACCATTACCAGAAAAGTCAGTTGTCTGATCGTTATTGCATCAAGTGGGCGCAATGGCCGCTGCGGGACGAGGGGGGCGCCACCATTTGGCACGACACGATCGAAGCCGCAAAGGCCGCCGCCCAGGTTGATTACGAGGCCCGTATTCTCTCCGCTCTGGAAGGGGGTGATGCATGATCTTCGCCCGCATCATGTTCCTGTTCGGGATGTTCACAGCAACCGCGCACGGCTTCGGCTGCCTGTTCCTGGGCTGGGAGTTCACCGCAGCAGAAACGGCGATGAATTACGCTGGGTCCATCCAGATCATGGTCATGGCTATCGGGTTGGGCCTGCTTTTCCCGATCCGCCGCAACGAACAGGAGGTCCGCGAGTGAGCATCACCATCTACACCGCCCCAATCGTCATTGCAGGCGACCTGATCTGGTCCGGCATGCGCCCTGACATGATCAAGCGCGCTATCGAGGAGGTGTGAGGGGTGAGACGTATCATCACGCACGCGCTCGCTGCGTACGTCGGGGCGGGTTTGTCGCTGGGCCTAGTCATGGCGCAGGTACTCCCTCTGACCGCTCTGGGAGTGGCTTTCTACACGGCTACTTGGCCGCGGCAGATCTACTGTGCGCGTGTCGAGGCGCAGCATTGTTTTGGGTCGCCAGAGGATGTGCCGATCTGGCTGCTGTCCGTGCTCTTTGAAGCTGGCGCCGTAAAGTCGGAGCAGGGCCACTAAGGCCCGCCCATAAAAACACCACAGGACAGTGAGACATGAACGCTATGACCTTCCCGAGCCGCAAAGGCCGAAAGGCGAAGGCTGCCCCGGTCACGCTCCCGCAATGGGACCGCGGCGCAGAGGGCCCTGCAAACCAGATCCGTCTGCGGGTCGAGCCTGCCACGGCTGAAGACAAGGAAACGGGCAGGGAGGTGCTGACTGGTGGCAAACGGAAGCGCCGGCAGACATGGGTTCAGCTCTATGCCCGCAAAGGCGACCTGACCGAGACCCAGCTTCTGGCAGCAGAACGCCTGGCCCGTGCTGCAGAAGGCTTCCCGGACCGCGACCCGCTGGCTGCCATCTTCGGGGGCAAGGCAACGGACGGCTTTGACCCGCAGGCTGCCAAGGTCGACGCTCGCGAGCAATTTCGAAGGGCATGGGCAGAAGTGCCTGCCGCCAGCAAGCCCGTGATGCAGCGCGTGGTGCTGGAGGATCAGCCAGTCTGGCACGGGAACATGCCGCAGCGGGAGCGCCACATGCAGCGGCTTCGGGCAGGGCTGGACGCAATCAGTTGACAGGCGCGTCTAAAGGTGCCAGAAATGAAAAATCGCCAGAGGCGCGACCGAGAAAGGTTGCATCTGGAGCCGCCCGAAGCAGAGCCCCTGCCTCGGGCGCATTACATCTTACGCGATAGATCGAGCCGCCTTGTTTTAATTTGATAGCGGTAGATACTCTAGGCTGTATTCAGCCAGGAGAAGTAAGATGCAGTTTATTGAGACGGAGCGGGGGCTTCTGTCAGTAGCCGATATCAATGAGATCCGGAGGCTTGAGTCAGGCTACGGTGAGGCGATTTTTAATAAAGGCAATAACCGAGCGCAGACTCACGACAAATATCAAGATTTAGTGGAATTCATGGGGCCAGTGATAGCCGATACTACGGGCATCTTTGGCTTAATGACCACCCATGACAGCGAAACCGATGAAGTCGTTGGATGTAGTAGGATACCAATTGTCGCGTGGCGTTTGACTGCAGTAGGTGCGCGGCCAATCTTTGCGGATAACAATAACCACGATGCTATTCTTTATCCGTCGGGCGAAGTTGAATGTCATTTCAATTTTTATAATGGCGTCGAGGAATTCCTTGAGCAGATGGAAGAAAACCGGAAAAGAAAATCTGGCCAGTGATCACCTAACTAATTGATAATAAATGCCATGACGCCCGAATGGAAAACTCCGCTCGGGCGCTTTGCGTTTCCGGCTCTGCGCGGTCTCATCTCCGCAGCATCCGGGTTTGAGTCCAGCTACAGCTGGCCGGGAGGACGGCCTATCCCGTCGTCATCCTCAAGAGGAGTGTCCGATGAAGGCTTGGAGCGCCATTCGCCCTATGAAGCGGGCTTACTTAGTCAGCCTGTTTTCGGTAGCTCTTAGCGCTACCTCCATCGCTCTGTCCCTGTGGTCGGGCGGTTACTTAGGTTGACCGTCAAGCCATTCCCAGTCGAGCTTAAGATCTGATGGAGCCAGCTTCGACTTTGAATAAATCAGCGGATATACTGCGTCACCGCCCGATGGCTGGCGGTGTGGCGTGCCAAACACTTCGATGCTGTATCCCAATCTAATTTTGGAGCGGAACGCGTCACTCGGGAGTGGAAACTGAAGCGGCCGATCATAGGATGGTTTGTCCGGATCTTCTAAGCTAGGCCGATCTGAAATCAGAACGCCGCGACGCGCTGCAATCGCATTAATCTTGAGCCTAGCTGTTGGCTCCAAATTCCTGATTGTGACGCGTGTTTCCCAATAACCCTCGATGTCAACATATCCTCCGCCACGAAGTGGACTTCCGATCATTCTTCTTAGTGGGTTAGAGCTTAAAACCTCCAAAATCGGCGATTTTCTTTTCATCCTTTGAGCATCCTGCACTGCCATTCGCCGCGTATAAAACGCGCTGGCAGTCGCAGCGCAGAAGCTCAGGATAGAAATCAGCAGAGCCCAATCCACTTTTTCCATAGTTGCCCTTTAATCGATGGTATAAATTCGAGACAGCGTGCGCGCGGCAACTGGCGCCTCTTAAAATTTTCCCCCTTCCAGCGACACGCCTCCCTGCGGTCCCCTTCCGGGCGTTCGGCTTTGGCCACTTCGCGGGTAGCAGGCGTGTCTCTTGAAGGGGATCAGGCCCTGTAGTGAATCAGAGGATCTTCAGATCGAGTCATCGCCTCATGGCTGGCCCAGAGCGTGAAGGCCTGAATTGGCGCGTAACTCTCAGGTCTGATCTTAGTGCCAGTATTTGAAACAAGCTCGTGGTATAGGACGGAGCTCACGCCTTCGGGCGATGCGCCTACACGCAAGATGATCCCCTCGCTAGTAAGCGCTAAAGGGAAATCCCAATCGGCATATTTAGAGCTGGCTTGACCGACTGCGCCAACTCGAATGAATGGCTTCACGAGCCGCGTGACATGCCGCGACCTGAAGCGACTCCAGCAAGTCGAAACCGCCCTGCCGCTCGGATCGATGTCGGCCAGCACAAGACTATCCTCTTTGGGCGGGTCGCTAAGCACGAGGCTCAGGCATCCATCGGACACCTTGATCCAATCTCCAAGCTCGACCTTGCTCGACAAAACAAACTCATAGTCGCAGTCCATAGCGATCTCCCCTGGCGAACTTCGATCAAACTAATCGCGCTATGATTTAATTCAAAGCAAATCGCAGGCGGAGGTTGATTGATGGCTCTGGCACCCGGCCGCCACGGCCTCCCGAGGTCAGGGTCGGCGCACAAGCCCGTCCCCCGTCACAAACCAAAGGCACGTGAGGATCGCGGCAGCGCCCGCGAGCGTGGCTACACTGCAGAGTGGGAGCGCTTCCGCCTGCAACAACTGAGGCAGCAGCCCCTGTGCGAGTACTGTCTGGCCGATGGGCGCGTGGTGCCAGCCACAGTGCTCGACCATGATCTGCCCCACGAGGGCGACCCGGATCTGTTCTGGCGCAACACATTCACCAGCCTGTGCAAGCGACACCACGATGGCGAGAAGCAACGGGCAGAGGCCCGGCTCACCGGTGAGGCGCTGCTGGCGTGGGTAAGGAAACGAAAGGGCAAGGATGAGAGCTCTCAACGGATTTATCGAAATGCCGGGTGGCGTGATCATTGGCCCCAACGGACGAGACGCACTGCGCGTGGCTGTTGATGAGCTGACCACAGCTGAGGCGGGCCGCATCACACGGACAGTCATCGCTGCACTGAACGCTGAGTTCGGCCACGAAGCCGAGACTGTTGAGGTTACGGTCGACACTCGCGAACTGGGGGAGACGGTAGCACAAGCCGTTGCCGACAAGATCAAAGCCGCGCTGCCCGGCATCGTAGCTTGCGGCAGCCGCGCGAGATGAGCGCACAGCCGGCGCTCAATGCTGCGGGGCAGCACGATGCTGCAGTGCCGCTATTTTATCACTCCCATACGACCTGAAACTCTGACCCCGAAAAATCGGCCGATCTGAGGGCGGGGGGAGGGTCAAAGTCCAGGACATTCTGTTCGGGACCGGCGATGGGCGTCACCTTTTTGCGCGTGCAAAATGAAAACATTTTTTTGGAGGTCGGAATGGCGGGCAGGAAGCGCAAACCTGACCACCTGAAAGTGGTCTCCGGAACTGCCCAGAAGAGTCGGATGAATCCGCAAGCGCCGGCTGCAAACAAGGGGTGTGCTGTCGCTCCGGCGTGGCTCTCAGGTCGGGCAGCCGAGATCTTCGACCAGATCAGCGGGACCTTGCACGGCATGGGGATCGCCTCCCCGGATGATATGCACGCGCTGGCTATTTGCGCGTCCCGGCTGGAAGAGATCGAGATCCTCACCATCGTGGTCGAAGATGAGGGCCGGACCTACACCAGCGACGGCGGGCTCGTAAAAGCACGACCCGAAGTGTCGATGCGCAACGAAGCCATGCGCCACGCTCAAAGCCTGTTGGCAGAGTTCGGCCTGACACCCTCGGCGCGCTCCAAGGTCAGCGCAGGCAAGGCCCCGGAGGCCAACCCATTTGCAGGGCTGGATGATGCGATATGAGAAGGGCTCAGGCGAGGTATTTCCGCCAGTGCTGCTCAGAGACGATGTTGATGGGAACACCCCTGTCGCGCCATTCAGCGGCCTGCATGATTTTGTTACCGAATGAGGAGAACTTCCAGCTCTCTGTCGCGTACTCACCGATCACGAGATAACGGGTCTTTTGGGTCAAGTTCCCGCAAATCGCCCCCAAGGCCGCAGCCGCAGTTTCGCATTCGTGTCGTTTGCCAAACACAAATGTTCCGGTGAAGGAGATGCGGGCATCCGTGAAATTGAGCGCAGGCGCGGGTACGCACAAAGGAAGTGAGGTAGCCTTAAGCACTTCACCCAGCTCAAAGTCGTTTGCAGTCAGGGATGTCATAATAGCTGTGAGGTCGGTCCTCTCCTCCTCACTGATCAGCCCATCCGCAACGGCTTCTTTGACCCGCTGAACCAGCCTGGAGACGAGTGGATTGGTCTGCGCGGCTTCACTGGCCACCAGGTACTTATGCAGAAAGTGAATCTCATGATCGCTCAGATGGCCATCTGCCAGTAACCCCCTGGCGAGCCCAATGACTTCATGAGTTTGTTTTTCATTAATTCGCTGGCCCAGAAATTGTCCCGCCCGTGCTGCATCCGTCATGATTCCCCCCGTTTTCTCCACGCTCTCAACGTCGCCGCTTGGTGAGCGTTGTGTCAATCAAAGCGGCACGAGAGGGCGGCAAGACTGAAGGTCTTCGACATGAAGGTTGGATATGCCGCGACCGCTGAGGCCTACGCGCGTGACGTGATCGCAGGGCGCATCCCGGCGAACAAATACATCCGCCTCGCCTGTCAGCGTCACCTCGACGATCTGGACTGGCAGTCGGACAAGGATTTCAAATTCACCTTCGATGCGAAGAAGGGCGCAAAGGTCGCCAAATTCATCGAGATGATGCCCCATACCAAGGGCAAATGGGCGGCGAAGGGCGAGAAACTCAGGCTGCAACCCTGGCAGATCTTCTTTATCGTCGCGGCCTTTGGCTGGGTCCGGAAGAAGGACGGGCTCCGGCGCTTTCGCAAACTGCTCCTGCTGGTGCCCCGGAAAAACGGGAAGTCGGCGCTCGCGGCCGGGATCGGTCTTTACATGCTGGTGGCAGACGGTGAGCACGGCGCGGAAGTTTATTCCGGCGCCACCACTGAGAAACAGGCATGGGAGGTGTTCCGCCCCGCGAAGCTGATGGCCCAGAAGTCGCCGGCGCTACTCAGCCACTTCGGCCTGAGCGTGAACGCAAAGAACCTGCACGTTCTGGGCAATGGCTCTCGCTTCGAGGCTGTCATCGGGACACCGGGGGACGGGGCTTCGCCCAGCTGCGCCATCGTCGATGAGTATCACGAGCACCCGACCGACGTGCTCTACTCGACCATGGAAACCGGGATGGGCGCGCGTGAACAGCCGCTGATGCTGGTGATCACCACGGCGGGCGACAATATCGCGGGCCCTTGCTACTCGATGCAGCAGGAAGCCCAGGCGATGCTGGAGGGCACGCGGGCGGATGATGAGCTTTTCGCGCTGATCTATGGCGTTGATGAAGGCGACGACTGGACGGACCCACAGGTGCTGCGTAAGGCCAACCCGAACTTCGGGATCTCGGTCTTTGAGGACTTCCTGCTGGCGCGTCAGTCGGAGGCCATGACCAGCCCCCGCAAGGCGGGGGCGTTCAAGACCAAACACCTCAACATCTGGATCTCGGCAAAGGAGGCTTACTTCAACGTCCTGCGCTATCAGGCTGCCGCAGATCCGAAACAGAACGGCGCGCCGGTCAGCCTCAGCCAGTTTGAGGGGCAGGAATGCATCATCGGCATCGACCTTGCCGAGAAGACCGACCTCACCGCTGTTGAGCTGACCTTCCGCCATCTCGATGGCTATGCGCGCTTCGGCTTTTATTATCTGCCGTCCGAGACCATCGAGCGGCCGGAGAATGAGCATTTCCGGACATGGCGCGATGAAGGCCTGCTGATAGAAACCGAAGGCGCGGTCACAGACGACCGGGAGATCCTCGCGGATATTCTGGAGTTTTGCGCCCGCTTCAAAGTGCGGGAGGTCGCCTTTGACCCGCTGCACTCGCGGCAGATGGCGGTGGAGCTGATGGAGCAGGACGTGGCCTGCATCGACTTCCCGAACCGGCCCACCTTCATGAATGAGCCGATGCGCAAAATGGATGCGCTGATCGTTGACCGGAAGCTTTACCACGACGGCTCCGCGCCCTTCGCCTGGATGCTCTCCAATGTGGTGAGCCGCTCGCGGACAAGCGACATCCACAGCCCGACCAAACAGCGGGCTGAGAACAAGATCGACGGGCCGGTGGCCTGCATGATGGCCCTCGGTCGCTGGCTTCTCGATGAGGAGGGCGCCGGGAACCTCGATGACTTCCTCTCTGACCCGGTGGTGAGCCTTGGCTAATATTCCTCAACGCCTGCGTGCCGCGGCGCGGCTGATCACCGGCAAGGTGGATCCGGTCCGGCACGTCAAAATGGACCCGGTGGTTCGCCCCACCGGGACATCAACCGTGGCGCGCAAAACGGTCACCGTCGACAGCGCCATGCAGCTCTCGACCGTCTGGGCCTGCATCCGCCTGATCTCAGAGACGGTCGCGACCCTGCCGCTGGTGCTCTATGAGACCTCGGACGACGGGCAGCGCATGGTGGCAATGAATGACCCGCTGCATCCCCTGCTGCTGCGCGCGCCCAATGCCGACAATACGGCGGTCGAGTTCTGGGAAGGTGTGACGATCTCGCTTTGCCTCTTCGGCAATGCCTATGCCCGCAAGGAGATGATGGGCGCCCGGCTGATCGCCCTGACTCCGCTGGCAGCGGATAAGATGGCGGTGAGCCGGAACACCCAAGGGGCGCTGGTCTACCGCTATACCGGCAAGGAAGCGAAGGGCGAATATCGCGAGGATCAGATATTCCACGTGCGCGGGTTTGGCGGGGCGGGCGATACCGGCCTTTCGCCCATCGCTTTCGCGCGCCAGACCATCGGCACCGCGATTGCGACCGAGGAGCTGGCGGGTTCTATCTTTGCCAATGGTGCGCGGCCCTCGGGTATCCTCACGTCAGAGCAGCTCCTGAAGCCCGATCAGCGCCAGCAGCTGCGCGAGAACATCGTCGAGCCCTTTATCGGATCGGAGAAGGCCGGCGGCATCATGGTGCTGGAAGCGGGGCTGAAATTTCAGACCGTCACCATGACACCGGAGGACAGCCAGTTCCTGCAGACCCGGGCGTTTCAGGTCGAAGAGATCTGCCGCTGGTTCCGGGTCCCGCCCTTCATGGTCGGCCATACCGAGAAAAGCACCAGCTGGGGCTCCGGGCTGGAGCAGCAGCTTATTGCATTCCTGACCTTCGCTCTCGGCCCCTACCTTCGCCGGATCGAACAGGCGGTTCAGCGCAGCCTGATCGCCCCCGAAGCGCGCGCGCGTCTGAAGCCGGAGTTTAAGGTCGAAGGCCTGCTGCGGACCGACAGCGCTGCCCGCGCCGGCTTCTACACCGTCATGGTGCAAAACGGGATCATGACCCGAAACGAGGTGCGGCGGCTGGAAAACCTGCCGCCCATGGACGGCGGGGACACCCTCACAGTCCAGTCGCAAAACGTCCCGCTCGGCAAGCAGCCGCAGGAGTAATTCACATGCACACCAAAGCGTTTGACCTGCACGTCAAAGACGTGTCGGAGGAGGGCACGTTTGTCGGCTATGGCGCGGTCTTCGGCAATCTCGACCGGGTCGGTGACATCATCGACCCCGGCGCCTTTGCGAAGTCTCTCGCGCGCCACACCCGCGAAAAGACCAGCCCCCTCATGCTGTGGAACCACAACCCCTCGGAGCCCATCGGGGTCTGGGAAGATCTGGAGGAGGACGGCAAAGGGCTGCGCGGCAAGGGGCGTCTCGTGCTCGAAACCACCAAGGGCCGCGAAGCGCATGCGCTCCTGAAAGCCGGTGCGGTGCGCGGCCTTTCCATCGGCTATCGCACCATCAAGGGCGAGCCGTCGGGCAACGCCTATAAGCTCAAAGAGGTCGATCTTGTGGAGATCAGCCTCACGGCAATGCCCGCGAACCCCAAAGCCCTGATCACCGGCGTGAAGTCGGAAGCGCTGGCCGCCGATCTTGAAGAGTTTGCGCGACGCCTGCGCGACGGCGAGCCGCTGCCGGTGAAGAATTTTGAGGACATCCTGCGCGAGGCAGGGGTTCCGAAAGCCATGGCCACACAGATCGCCTCTGTCGGCTATGCGAAAGCCATTCGGGGTGAGCCCGAGGGTAAGGCGAATGAACCGGAACTGACCGCGCTGAAAGAAGCGCTGGCGTCCCTCAAATCCCTGTCCAGCTAAGGATCACCCAAACATGGACGACATCAAACAACTGGCCGTCGAGCTGAAGACCGCAGCCGACGAAGTGAAGCGCGTGGCCGAAACCACCAACACTGAGGTCAAGAACCTCGGCAAGGTGACGGCAGAGACCAAACAGAAGGCCGACGAGGCCATGGTCAAGCACAACGAAATTGCGGCGCGTACCACCGAAATTGAGCAAAAGATGGCGCGCGGTCCGCAGGAGCCCGAGCAGCGCAAATCCTTCGGCGCCCGCGTTGTCGAAACCGACGACGTCAAGAATTTCATGGCCTCCTCGCGCCGTGGCAGCGTCTCGATCGATGTGAAGGCCATCATCTCGTCGCTGACCACCGATGCCAATGGCTCGGCCGGCGATCTGATCGTGCCCGACCGGCGCGGGCTGATCGATCCGGTGCAGCGCCGCATGACCATTCGCGACCTGCTGACGCCGGGCAACACCAGCTCGAACGCGATCCAATATGTGAAAGAAACCGGCTTCACCATTGCGGCCGCGACCCACACGGAAACGGCGGGCACCCGCAAGCCGCAGTCCGATATCAAATTCGATCTGATGACGACCGGCGTGACGACCATCGCGCATTGGGTGCAGGCGACGAAGCAGATCCTCGACGATGTGCCCATGCTGCAAAGCTACCTGGACGGGCGGCTGCGCTATGGCCTGATGTACAAAGAAGAAGATCAGCTTTTGAATGGGGATGGTTCGGGGACTGAACTGAACGGCATCTTCACGCAGGCCACCACCTTCAGCTCACCGATCACCGGGCTTGCCGGTGCCACCAAAGTCGACGTGATCCGCCTTGCCATGCTGCAGGCCTTCCTCGCGGAATATCCCGCAAACGGCATCGTGCTGCACCCGACTGACTGGGCAGGCATTGAACTGACCAAGGACATGGGCGGCAACTATCTGATGTCAGACCCCTCGGGCAGCATCGCCAAGCGTCTGTGGGGCCTGCCGGTGATCGACACCCAGGCGATGGTCGCAGACGACTTCCTTGTCGGGGCCTTCCAGCTTGGCGCGCAGGTCTTCGATCGCGAAGAGGCCACCGTCACCATCTCGACCGAAGACGACCAGAACTTCACGAAAAACCTCGTGACCATTCTGGCCGAAGAGCGTCTGGCGCTCGCGGTGTACCGCCCCGAGGCCTTCATCAAGGGCTCGTTCGAAGACGCGCTCGACGATGTGACCGCCTGACCAGCCCGACCGCAGCAGCGGCCCTGAGGGGCCGTTGCTTCCCATGCGAGCAGGAGACGCAAATGCGCACCAAGCATGACCACAAACGCAACTATGCCAATGTGATGGGCTATCTCGGCGAACATGGCGAATTGCCTGCTGCGCCGACCTTCACCTCTGAGGGGGTGATCACCGGCACGTTGAAAGTGGGGCAGACGATCCACTACACAGCCTCGACCTACAAAGGGCACCCCGATCCGGACTATACCGCCGTCTGGCTGACCGATGGCGAACCCGGAGAGCCCGTGGACGAGGCCGGGCTTTATCTCGATACCGAGCACATCGGTGCCGTCATCGGCGTGCGGGAGCGGCTTCGGAACAGCCAGGGCAGGGCCGTGTATGAGTATCACGCTCTCGCGCCGATCCCCGACCCCGACGCTGAGGTATAGCCATGTCGCTGACCCCGCTATTACTCTTCAAAGAACACCAGAGGCTGAGCGGCGATGACGATGAGCTGGCCCAACATTATCTCGATGCCGCAGAGGAGGCGATCTCTCAGCGCATTGGCGTTGCACTCGGTGACGGTGAGGGCCAGCAGGCTCTGACCTCTGCGCTGAAATCGGCGGCCCTGCTGTGGGCTGGTCACCTTTACGAGCACCGTGAAGCCGTGGTCACCGGCACAATTGCCACCAGCCTTCCGCTGACAGTTGATGCGCTGATCGCCCCCTATCGCAGGTGGGATCGGGAGCAAACCAGGTGAGCGCGGGCGCGCTGGACCGGCGCATCGCCATCCGCCGTGCGGCCCTGACGAATACAGGGCTCGGGACCGTCACCACCTGGTCCGAAATCGCCACCCTCTGGGCGTCCCGCAAGGATGCCTCAGATGGTGAAAAGGCCGTGGCCGGGACCGTGCAGAGCACTGTGGTCTCTCGCTTCGTGGTGCGGTCCTCAGTGATGTCGCGCGGCATCAGACCGACGGATCGCCTCACCGAAGGCGGGCTGACTTACGAGATCACCGGGATCAAAGAAGTCGGGCGCCGCGACCGGCTGGAGATCACCGCAGAGGCGAGGCTCGATCATGAAGATAACAATCAGGACCAAGGGCTTTAAAGAAATCGAGCAGGCGCTGAAGGGCATTGAAAAGAAGGCCACCGCAAAGGTCGTCATGCGCAGATCCCTGATCAAGGCAGCGAAGCCGGTCGCGGACAAGGCGCAGGCTATGGCACCCAAAGGGCCTAAGCCAGAACTGTCCCCTTCGGTAGGGGTGAGCACAAAGCTCTCTAAGCGGCAAAAGAAGCTGCACCGCAAAGCTTTTCGGAGCGACAAAGCCTCCGTCGAAGTGTTCGTCGGGGCCGGGCCGTTGTCGTCGGCGCACAACCAGGAGTTCGGCAACGAAAACCACGTAGCGCAACCCTTCCTGCGCCCGGCCTGGGATGCCGAGGGGCGCGCCACCCTGGATCGGCTCGGCGATGAAATGTGGCGACAGATTGAGGCACAGGCCCGCCGAACGGCCAAAAAGAACGGCTGGGAGGTTTGAGCCATGGATGAAGATCTTTGGTATCTGCTGCGCTCAGACGCGGCCGTATTTTTACACATGAAAGAAAGGATCTTCTGGGGCCGCGCGCCGCAGGGGACGGCCTATCCCTATCTGGTCCTCACCCTTGTGGGCGGCGGAGAGGGGGCGGATCTGGCGGGGCCTGACGGGCTTCACGAATACCGTGTGCAGATCGACAGCTATGCGCCCGATCGGGGCGACGCGCGGGCGCCCTCGCGCGCGATTGCCGCTCTTCTGAACGGCTATTCAGACGACAAGTTCCGGGGCGTCTTTCTTGAGGGCACCCGCGAGACCAGCGCGGAGGCGGCCAGCGGTCGCCCCTGCCGATTTTCTCAGGATTTCAACATTTTCTGGAGGGCCTGATATGGCTAAATCAAAAGCTTCGATTGGCTTTAATTCGAAGTTCGGCATCAAAGGGGCCGGCGACACCTATGTCATGGTGGCGGAGGTCGTCTCGATCTCAGTCCCGAACATGAGCCGCGAGACGATCGACGTCACGCACCTCGGGTCGGATGATAAAACAAAGGAGTTTATCGCCGGGCTGAAAGAAACCGGCGAGGCGGTGATCACCATCAACTTTGTGCCCATGGTGGCCGATGTGCTGGTGACGGCCTTTGAGGCTGAAGAGGGTGACTATCGTATCCTGTTTCCCAGCGGCACCACCGCGCTCGATTTCCACGGCATCCCGACTGAATACGCCATCGGCGAGCTGGTGAAGGACGACAAGATGTCGGCCACCTTCACCGTGAAGGCCTCGGGCAAGGCCACCCTCACCACTGTCTCCGCAGGTTAATCCATGGCCAATCCGTTTAAGGGCGAGATCGCCCTGACCCACGCCGGGCGCAACTGGACGCTGCGCCTCGACTTTAACGCGCTGTGCGACTTTGAAGGCGAGACCGGCAAGAATGCTCTGCAGGCTCTGGAAGGCCTCGAGCGCGGGGACGTCACCGCCAGCGATCTGCGCGCGCTGATGTGGGCGGGCCTGCGGCAGGAAGCCCCCGAGATCGATCTGCAGACCGCAGGCCGCATCCTCGGGGAAAATCAGGATGCCCTGATCCGCGCGGCCACCGCTGCCAGCCCGGAGGACGAACCGGGAAACGCCCCGCGCCCGCGCGGGAAAGCGCGGGCGAAATAAACTACCTCTCCCTGCTGTCGGACTATGTGGCGGCGGGGTTTGATCCGGACGGCTTCTGGCAACTGACCCCGCGCCTCTTCTCGGCCCTGATGCGCGGGGCCAGGGGCCGGATCGAGCTGCAGATTGATCTGCAGAACCGGCTGGCATGGCAGACGGCAGCGCTCTCAGGTGCGGCCTTCGTGGGCAAGCTCCCGGCCTTTGAGAAGGTCTTTCCGGAGCACGGCGGCAGGGAAGTCCAGCCTCAGACGCCCGAGCATCAGGAAGGGTTCCTCCGGGCGCTCGCCGCAGCCTGGGGCGCAACCGCGATCGAGGCTGCCTAGCCCGATCTTCAACAAATCCCCCGGAGGCCTGACATGGCATCTTCTGTGATTGGCGCTCTGCGCGTTAACCTTGGATTGGATAGCGCTCAATTCAGCAGTGGCATTAAAAAAGCTGACGGCCAGATGTCGGGCTTTCACAGCTCGCTGGTCAAAATGGCAAAGTCTGCCGGGGGGCTGCTGGCGGGCTACTTTGCCGTCAACGCGATCAAGGATGCGGCTGATAAATGGTCGGATCTGTCCTCGCGTGTCGGCATGGCCGTGGGGAGTCTGGCACTGGCCCCTGAGATTATGGACCGGATCTCTAAGATGGCGCGGGCCAGCTATTCTGATCTGGGTCAGACCGCTGAGGCCTTCATTGCAAACCGCACCGCGCTGGCGGATCTCGGCTATACCACCGACAAGCAGCTCGATTACACCGAAGCCCTCAACAATGCTCTGGTGGTGTCGGGCGCAAAAGGTGAGCGCGCGGCCAGCGTCCAGAACGCGCTTGCAGTCGCCATGGCGACCGGCAAGCTCTCAGGCGATGGTCTGAACTCGGTGCTGGCGCATGGCGGGCGCGTGGCTCAGGCGCTGGCCGATAAGCTCGGCACCACGGTGAGCGGGCTACGCGCTGTCGGATCTAAGGGCAAGATCACCGCCTCGGTGATCTCGGGTGCGCTGATCGGCAGCCTCGAGCAGCTGCGCGAGGAAGCTGCAGAGATGCCCGCGACCATCGGGGATGGCTTCACGCTGCTCTCTAACGCCTTCCTGCGCCTGATTGGCGTTTTTGATCAGGTCTCCGGGGCGTCGGGGAGCGTGGCCAATGCTCTGGTGACGATCGCGGATGGCATCGAATGGGTCGCGAGTGCGATCTCGGATAACTCCGGCGTGATCATTCTTGCGCTGCAATCGCTGGCAGGGATGGCAGCGGTGGTCGGTGTGGCTTTTGCCACCCGCTATGCGGTCAGCATCGGCGTGACGGCTGTGGCTGCCATGCGCGGAGCCGTACAGCAAAGCATCGCGCTGGAAATGCGCCTTGGCGCGCAGAGCCGTGCGGCGGCACTGGCCGGGGTTTCGGTCAAGCTGCTGGCGGGTGCATGGAACACGCTTAAAGCAGCTATTCTGCCGACACTCTTTGGCGCACTTGTGGTTGGTGCGGGCACCCTCGTAGGCGCGCTCATGACCCTGACCAGCAAAATGGGAAGCTTCTCGGCGGCCTGGGGGCTGGTGACTGAGGTGGGCGGTCAGGCGTTCTCGCGGCTGCATTCTCACCTCATGGCCATGAGTTCCCGGGTTCAGGCGGTCTGGCTGGTGATTAAGGCCGGGGCGGTGGAGATCTTCTCCGGCATCGTCGTGGCGGGCGTCGGCTTCGCCAATCGCTACATCGGTGTCTGGCGCGGTGCGATCGATGTTGTGAAAGTGCTCTGGGACAGCCTCCCGACAATCGTCGGGGCAGCGGCGATCGGTGCGGCCAATGCGATGATCTCTGCGGTGGAGACCATGCTGAAAGGTCTCGCAGGCGCGATTGACAGCTTTGCTGCCAGCATCTCTGACAGCTGGATCGGGGATAAGCTCGGGCTGCCTAAGCTGGATCTGGCGGGCAAGGTCAGGCTCGATGAGTTTGACAACCCCTATGCAGAGCAGCTGAAGGGGCTCGGCGCAGCAGCCTCCGGCGCATTTATCGAGGGCTTCAATACCAACACTTTTGACCCCAGCGGCATCACCTCGGGGCTCGAGGGCGTATCGGAAAGCCTGCGCAGCGAGTCTGCCGCCTGGCGCGAGGCGGGCAAGATGCTGGAGGCGGAAGCCGCCCGTCCGATGCCTGCCTGGCAGAAGATGAAAGATCTGCTGTTCGGCGTCTCGACGGAAGCGGCAGCGATCCCGCCTGCGATCATTCCTGCAGGCGATGCTGTCGCTGCGGCAGGCAAGAAGGGGAAGGAAAAGATCTCCGACCTCGCCAAGGTCATGAAGGCCCTGCGCGAGGAAGCCGAAAAGCTTTCCGCCACCATGAACATGTCGACGCTCGATGCGGAGATCTGGGACAAGCAGCGCGCGGCAGGGGTGCAGGCGCAAAGCGTCCAGGGCCAGCAGATCGCCGGGCTGGTGACGCAGATCGACCGCATGAAGCAGCTGAAGGAGGCCACGGAAGAATGGCGCAGCTCGATCACCGGAGCCTTTTCCAATTTCATCACGCAGGGCGGCAGCTTCAAAAAGGTGCTCTCGAGCATCATCGCGAAGCTGGCGGAGATGCTGGCGCAAAAGGCCTTCACCTCGCTGCTCGGTAACGGCACGGCAGGCGGCGGCTTCCTCACCGGCGTGATGAAAATGTTCGGCTTTGCCAACGGGACGCTCTCCGCGCCCGGCGGCTTCGCCCGGGTGCATGAACGGGGCGGCGAGATCATGAACCTGCCACGCGGCACGCAGGTGATCCCGCATGACATCAGCAAGCGCATGGCCGACAGCATGGCCGCTCAGGGTGGAGCCAGCGTCCTGCAGGTGCAGCTCTCGCCCGATCTGGTCGGGCAGATCCTGCAAAAAGCTGAGCGGCAATCGGTGCAGATCGTTCAGGCCGCAGATCGCGGGCTGAACGACCGCGTGAAAGACATCCTGGCAGATCCAAGGAGGTATTAATGACGTCCTTTCCCTATGCGCTCGCAGCCCTGACGGATCATCTGCGCGCCGCAGAGGCGACGCAGGAGCTGAGGCGCTTCGATGAGCAGTCCGGCAGCGGCGACGGGCGGGTCTGGGCTCAGGAGCTCGCCCGCCCGCTCTGGCAGGCCGGTATCAAACTGGTGCCCTGCAGGACGCTCGAAGCGCGCCGGATCGATGCCCTGCTGCGCTCGCTGGCCGGTTCGCAGGGGACCTTTCTCTGGGCGGATCCGTCCTATGCGCCGCCCTATGATCCGGGCGATGCGGTGGTGGTATCGGCCATCGCTTCAGATCGCGCGAGCGTCACGCTCACCGGCCTGCCGCCGCATTACGTCCTGCGCCCCGGTGATCGCTTCTCGGTCGCCTGGGGCGGCGGCCGTCAGTATCTGGCGGAGGTCTCAGATGAGACATGGGCCTCCAATACCGGTGTGGCCTCCGGCGTGGCGGTCTATCCTTACCTGCCCCTCGGGATCTCGGCCGGGGCCTCGGCCAATCTCCTGCGCCCGGTGATGACCGCCTTTGTCCCGCCCGGTGGTCACACGCCCTTCACCTCTCTGCCCGGCGGCATTTCGTCGGGCGGCGCGCTGCAGCTGCTGCAACGGATTTAACCCATGCGCTTTTATGATCCGGCCTTTGCGGCCTCTCTGGCGGCGGCCCGGGAGGGCGGCATTGCGCCTGCGATGTTTGTGCATTTCGCCGCCCGCGATCGCGAGACCGGCGCGGTGGTATCGCTGAACGTCTGGTCGGGGGATGAGGATCTCACCCTGGCGCTGCAGGCCGCAGACGGCAGCACCGTTTCGCGGACCTATGTCGGCGGCTGCGGGCTGCGGGTCGAGGATATTGTCTACAGCGCCGATCTCAATGACCGGCCCGTCTCGGTGACGGTCTCGCAGATCGCGCCCTTCGCGCAACTGCTCGCGCGGGGCCATGATCTGCGGCTCGCCCATTGCGAAATCCACGCCACCACCTGGACGCGCGGCGCGCTGACCTCAGCCCCGCAGATCGAATGGATCGGCATTGTGGACGCCGGGCCGATCTCGACGCCCTCGGCGGGCAGCGAGGGCGGGGTCACGATCACCATCCGCTCTGAGCTGATGACGCAGCTCCTGGCGATTAACCCGGCGAAGTCCTCCGATGAGCATCAGCGGCGGCGCTCGCTGCTCGACACCTTCAGCCGCTACTCGGCCAGCATCCGATCGAGGTCTGTGCAATGGTTCAAAGACTGACACGCCGGTCTGACTGGCGCGGGCGGCTCAGCGCAGAGTTGGACCGCCAGCGGCGCGCCCCCTTCGCCTGGGGGCGGCAGGATTGCGCCCTCGGCCTCGCGTCCGGCGCGGTGCTGGCGCTGACCGGCGAAGATCTCGCCGCTGCCTGGCGCGGGCAATATCGCAGCGAGCGCGGCGCTTTGCGGGCCCTGCGCGCCGCGGGGCATGAGAGCCTCGGCGCGGCGCTGGCGGCGCGGCTGCCGGAGATCTCCCCCGATGAGGCGGATCTCGGGGATATCGCGCTGGTCGCCTCAGAGGGCGCGATCGGCGAGGCGCTCGCGCTTTTCGACAGCGCCGGGCTGATCGCTCTTACCGAGCACGGCCAGGGTCGCATCCCGCGCGAGCGGGCGCTCAGAGCTTTTAAGATCGGATAACGCTTCCATGTGGCAGGTTCTTTTGTTTGCGGTGGTCTTCGGACTGGCCGCCGATCCCGCACAGGCCGGGCCGGTCGGCGGGGCGATTGCGGCCGTGGGCGCGGCGATTAAAGGCTCGGCGATTATGTCGGCGGTGGCGCGGATGGGGGTCAGCATGGCCCTCTCGGCCATCGCGCGCAAACTCGGGCCGAAGCCGCAGGACAGTCGCGCCAGCACCGATGTCAAAGTCGATGTCGCAATGGGCGATGATCTGCCCCTCACCTTTACCCTCGGCGATTACGCGACCGCCGGGCGGCGCAAATACATCGGGAGTTGGGGCCGGAACCTGCGCTTTGTCACCGATGTGATCGAGGTCTCGGCGCTGCCGCAACCCGGTCTCGCGGCGATCTGGATCGGCGATGAGCGCGGCGGGATCGATCTGAGCAAGCTCGGCGTGGTCAGCGGTGCGCCGGGGTCTGTCGAGGCGGTCACGGAGCAAAGCACCGCGCTGCCGGTCTCGGGCTACAGCCTCGGGCATCCGGTCGATATCGGGCCGCTGAGCGGGCGGCGGCGGATCTGGGTCCGCTGGGTCGATGGCACTCAGACGGTCGTCGATCCGCTGCTCGCCTGGGCCTTTGGCTCGGATGCCGATTACCCGTGGTCGGGCATCGGCACCGGCAAGAGCTATGCGATTGTCACGCTACAATACGATCAGGACGGGATGAGCGCGCTGCCCGCGCTGCTGTTTCAGCCCGAGCCGCTGCCGCTCTATGATCCGCGCAAGGATGGCTCAACGGGGGGCACCGGGGCGCATCGCTGGGGCGACCGCGCGACCTATGAGCCAAGCCGCAATGCCGCCGTGATCGCCTATAACGTGGCGCGTGGGATCTACTTCGGCTCTGAGTGGGTCTTCGGGGGGCGCAATCTGCCCGCCTGGCGGCTGCCGCGCGCGGAATGGGTGGCGGCCATGGCGGCCTGTGACCGGGCCATCGCGCTGGCGGGCGGCGGCACAGAGCCTGCCTATCGCGCTGGCCTCGAGATCTCGGTCGATCAATCCGGGGCGGATGTCCTCGAGGCGATCGGGCGCGCGGCCAATATGCGCTTTGCCGAAGTCGGCGGGCAGCTGAAGCCGCTGGTCGATCTGCCCGCCGCGCCGGTCTTCTCGATCACCGACGGCGATATCGTGGTGACCGAAGGCCAAAGCTTCACGCCGTTTTATCCGGTCAGCCAGACCTTCAACGCCATCTCGGCTTCCTACCCGGAGCCGGGCGAGAAATGGGCCACGAAAGACGCGCCGCAGCGCATCGATGCGGTGGCCACGGCAGAGGATGGCGGGCGCTATCTGCCCACGTCAGTCTCTTACCCCGCCTGCCCCTGGGGCACGCAGGTGCAGCGGCTGATGCTTTCGCAGATGAGCGACTATCGCCGGATGCGCCAGCACTCCATGACCCTCTCGCCTGAGGCCTGGGCGCTGGAACCGATGGACATGATCAGCTGGACCTCCGGGCGCAACGGCTATGCGGACAAGAAGTTCCTGGTCGAGATGGTCACGAAGCTGCCGGGGCTCTCGGTGGTGCTGGCGCTGCGCGAGGTCGATCCGGAAGACTATGACTGGGACAGCGATCTGGAACTGCCGGTGGTGATCACCCCGCCGGTCAATCCGGTGCCCTTCACGCAAACGATCTCCGGCTTTGCCGTGGTGCCGGTGCTGCTCGCGGGGGATGACACGCTCGGGCGCAGGGCCGGGCTGCAGATCAGCTGCTCCGGCGCAGAGGCCGGGGTCGGTCAGATCCGCATCCAGATTGAGCAGGGCGGCGATCTGCAGTTTGACATGCTGCGGCCCTATGCGGCCCCGCATGTCTGGACGGTGACCGATATCGTGGCCGGCACCACCTACCGGGTGCGCGCGGCGCTGGTCTCCGATCTCAGCCCGCGCTTTACCTGGTCGCCCTGGATCACGGTCACCACCCAAGCCGTGCCGGTCTGGGCGGCGGATCTCTCGGCCGAGATCCGCGAGGAGTTCGAAGAGATGGCCAATGCTGCCGGGATCGCGCTGGTCGATGCGCTGCCCGCTGAGGGCGAGCGGCCCGATCAGATCGTCATGCTTGCCGCCACCAAACAGCTCTGGCGGTGGGATGCGGAGGCAGAGGGCTGGTCCGATCAGATCGAGGTCGCGATCGGGGACGGCAAGGTGCTCAGCCAGCACATCGCCGCGAACAACATCCTCGCGGGCCATGTCGCGGCGGGGCAGATCGATGCCACCCATCTCAACACGGAAAGCCTCAGCGTGGCGGGGCTGGCGGTCTTCGGCGGAGAGCTGAAGTCCGGCGGCTTTGTCGCGGGGGCCAGCGGCTGGCGGATCAAAGAGGACGGCGCGGCAGAGTTCAACGATGTGACGCTGCGCGGCACACTCAGGGCCTCGCGGATCGATCCGTCTGAGCCGCTGCTGTTTGATGCAGGCAGCGGGCGGCTTGCGCCCCTCGGGGTCTATCTCTTCGCCAGCGGCACCGGACCTGCCAGCGGGGCGGTGGTCGAGGTCAATCTCGGCACCCTCTATGGCCCGACATGGGGCAGCGGGTTCCATGAGCGGCGGCTGTCGCGCGGCAGCATCCCGATCGTGATCGATGTGAACCTCAGCCACGCCAATACCTCGGGCGGCAGCATGGTGGTCGAGGTCAGCATCGATGGTGGCAGCTGGGCCACGATCTACTCGGTCGGGCCGTCTTCCTTCGGCGCCAATGCGGCCTTCGCCTATACGGCCCCGGCGAGTTTTTCGACGCTGCAGTTCCGGGCGGTCTCTTCGTCCAACATGCGCGTCACCAGCCTGTCGCTGAAGGCCACCGCCTTTAACTGGTGAGCATCGGCTGCCCCTCAGGGGGCGGCCTTCACACTCTCAACAGGAGCATCTGATGCGTCAGATCACCATCACACCGGGGCTGGCGCGGCCCTCGGTGACGAATATCTCATTGATCCGCGATGAGCCTTTGCGCGTTCTCATGGGGGGCGAGACATTGGCCCCGTATTCTTTCACGGTGAGCCAGACTGAGGGCGGTGCGCCGCTGGTCGAGATCTCCGCGATGGCGGGAATACTCGACCTCGAGCCTGCCGCGCTGCAGGCGCTCGGGGAAGGGGCGAGCTACTTTTACAACATCTGGCAGGGCGACGCCCCGGCGCGGTTTCTCTGCACGAAGGGCATGCTCACGGTGGTGCCCTCGATCGTGCCCACGGGCGCGGATCCCGCCACGGTGCTGCTGAACAACTTCGGCCAGCAGGGCGGGCCACAGCAGCTGATCGTGCTGACGAAGTCCGAGTATGACGCGATCACCGCGCCCGATCCTGCCACCCTCTATCTGATCCGGGAGGGCCTTTGATGTATTTCACCATCGGGCCGCATCTGATCCTGGCCGTGATGCGCGGCGCGGAGCCGGTCTGGCTCTGGACGCCTGCCGCCCTCAACCCCGGCTTCTGGGCCGGTGGGTTTGAGCCGAAGTCCTGAGCCACCTCCCCCTGCCTCTCTGACACCCGCCCGCCATCGCGCGGGCTTTTTTATTGGAGTGCTCGATGAGCGACCCTTTCCGCAATCACAGCTTCGGCCCCACCGGCCCCGCCATCGGCGCGCTGGCCGTCACGCCCTCCGACAGCGCCGATCTGGCGCAGGCGGTGCGCGCCGTCACCATCGGTGGCGAGGGTGGCCGTCTGAGCTTCATCAGCTCGCGCGACGGCCAGACCTATACCACGGGCGAGCTGCCGCCCGGCACCTATCCGCTCTGCGCCCGGCGCATCCGCGCGACCGGCACAACGGCCACCGGCCTGACGGGGTGGATCTGATGCTCGGGCTGAGCCTCAGTCTGACCAGCGTGCTGCGCAACGGGCGGGGCACGGGCTGGTCTCCCGGCGCTCTCATCCCCGGCGGGCAACCCGGCTTCTGGGCCGGTGGTTTTGAGCCGCCCCCGTTCTCACCGGAGCTCCTGCTGACGATCGCTCAGCCGGGCTTCTGGGCCAATCTTCAGGAGGCACAGCAATGAGGCTGTTTCAGGATGCTGCCGGGACCATCCCGGCTTACGAGGCTGGCCAGCCGGTCGGCAAGGTAGCGCGGGCGGCAGGCACGATTGATGCTACCCAGGCGACCGCGCTCTCGCGCCCGACGCTGGCGCGGATGCCGAAGGGCGGGCGGCGGAATTTGCTTATCACGACGACAAGCTTTGATGCCTGGGGAAAGGCGAGGGCTATTGGCTACCCTGCGGTCGATGGCTGGCTGTCTTTTGGTCCCACTGAAGCCAACGCACAGCAGCAGGTGCATACGGCGGTCGGACAGGGAGCGCGGTCCTATTCGTTCTATGTCCGTAGGGATAGCAAGCCGTTTCGCGTGGGTTTTCGCGCCGCTCATAACACGGGCACCAACTTTGGCGCGGCAACCCTGTATCCGGCGACCGCACAGGCGGGGAACTCTGCGGTTGTGATTTCAGAAGTCACGGAGACTTCCTTCAAGGTCACCGGTGCGGCGGTTCATGTGAACGAAGGGGCAAGCCCCGTATTCTACCTGCGCTTTGACAATGTCGAGGATAACGCTGCCCGTGTCTGGTTGAGGGATCTGCAAGTGGATGCAGGGCCTGCCACGCCTTACCAAGTGGTCGTCAGCGCCAGCGACATCATTGAACCGGGCATCCCTGACGTCTGGCACCTGTTCAACGACGGCGGCGACAGTCTTCTCGCCCCTCTTCCGACCGGCACCTATGAGGTCGCCACGGTCGGGATCGACGGAAAGCCGCATTATGCCAGCCTGACCGGAGATGGATCGGGTAAAAACATCCTGCTGGGCGCGGATCGCATTGCGGATATTTTCGTGCGTCCCGGCGCGCTGACCGATGCAGAGCGGCTGCGGCTCGAGGAATACTGGCAGCAGCGGTATGGGGCCGGGTATCTGATCCCGCCGGGGATGCCCCCTGGCGCACGCCTTATGAGGCAGGAAAGCACCGGAAACACTCCTGCGGCAGTCAGCCAGCCCGTGGGCCTCCTGGCTCTCAGTGCCTCAAACGTATTTGGCCCCGAGCTTCGCGACGGATCCGTAGCGGCAACCACCGGATCGCCCACTGTCGCGTCGCAAATCAACACCATGACCGGTGACGGCAGGGTGCATCGCGATGATGCCTCGAATATCGGCTCTGTACGAATGCCTGATCTCGAACCGGGTGCAACCTATGAGATCAGTTTTTCGCAGATTACCGGCGGAACGCTTTCCTTCCGTCAGGCCAGCTCGTCCGGATCGATCGTAGGGTCGGCAACCGAGGCGAACCCGCGCGCGGTGTTCACCGCGGCCTCGACTGTGAACTTTGTGTCTCTTTCTGCAAACGGCACGACCATCAGCTTCACCGGCATGTCACTGCGCAAGGTGAACGCACCCATAACCCGGCAGGAGACGGCGCTTTCCCGGCCAACGCTGGCGCGCTGGCCGAAAGGCGGGCGGCGGAATCTGATCGCCAATACTTTTGGGATCGCCACTGTGGCGGGCGTCACCGCGACGATAGTTGAGCCCGGTGTGTGGGAACTGAACAATCTTGGGGCTGCAGCGGGTCAGCGGGCAGACTGGAGCGTTCCCGCAGACCGTGCTCCGCCGGGTTCAACGCTGACCTTCAGCGTGGAAGTCAAAAGCGCAGGGGAATACGGCTCACTCGCTATGACCGGTATCCGTAACAGCGCAGGCGCATCCGTGTCTCAGGCCGCCTATGTCGAAAGACTGACGGACAGCTGGCAACGGATGGTAGCCACCCTGACTTTGGGGGCGGATAACACGAATGGCGCTCAGCTCCGCATCAACAATCGCTCCGGGGATGTAAACAAGGTTCTGGTGCGCAATCCGCAGATCGAGATTGGTCCTGCGGCCACGCCGTACCAGGCTGTCGCGTCTATCACCGACATCACCGAAGCGGGCGTCCCTGACGTCTGGCACCTTTACAATGACGGCGGCGACAGCCTGCCCGCCGTCCTGCCTGCAGGCGCATACGAGATCGCCTGGGTGAACCACCTCGGCGTGATCGGCTATGCCAGCGTCACCAGTGACGGCACCACCGGCACCGATCTGCTGCGCGCAGAGCGCATGGCCGATGTGGCCGTGAAGCGGGGGCGCTTCACCTCTTACGAAAAAGCTCAGCTCGAAACCCAATGGGGGAAATATAAGCCATGATCCAAGTCACCATCGCCTGCCCGGTCGCACTCGTCAGCGCGGCCAATCAACTCGCCCGCGTTATCGGCTACGGCGAGGCAGACGGATCCACCTTCACCCTCGCCCCGGTCGTTGGCGGCTATGCCGTTGCCGCCGGGCTGGTGGCCCCGGCCTTCGTCAGTGACGCCTTCCAGCCGCTCATCGAGCCGGAATGGGGCGCCGATATGGTGGCGGCCGCTGCCGCTCAGGCGGAGGTGGTTCTGATCGAGCTGCCCGCCGCCGATGAGCCGCCCCCGGAGATCCCGCAAGGTAAGATCCTCGCGGTGGTCGGGCTCGATCCCCCGGCCGCCCGGGCGCTGCTGGGGCTCGAGGGGATGCCCGCCGCGATCGAGCCGGAACCTGAAGCGTAAACCAACGGCCCCGCCTCGTGCGGGGCCTTTCTTTGCGCGGAGGGCGCCCTTGGAAGACATTGCAAAAACCTACTGGCCGCAGCTGATCACGCTGCTGGCCTTCGTCGCCTGGCTCATCCGGCTGGAGGCGGCAGTAAAGGGGCAAGCCGGTTTCATTGCTGAACTGCGCCGGGAGCAGGCCGAGATCACCCGCCGCGCTCAGGATCAAGCCGTTACGCTGGCGCGGATGGATGAGAGCCTGTCGGCGATCAAGCTGACACTGGATCGGCTGGTTGACCGGATGGAGCGGCGGTCCTGAAACGAAACAAGGCGCCTTCATTGAAGACGCCCTGTCCCATCACATCTGGCTTTAAGCATGTTGTGACGGGACCGAAGTCACCTGAAACGCGATGCGTTGTAACCAGCTGATCTGAACAGCCTGCCATAGATTGGCGACAGGTAGTGTCACGATTAGCGCACAGCATGTCACAGAACCGAAATCGGTCGCGACTGATCTGTGACATATCCCGGCCACCGCGCCGGGTTTCTCATTTGATGGAGGCAGCGATGCTGCAATTTCTGGTCCGGCTTTTAGCCGGTCTCCGGGCGATGCTGAGTGCGCGCCCGAAATCCACCGTTGGCGGCGTGACCGCCGTGCTTGCGGCAGCGGCGATCTTCGTCGCACCCTGGGAGGGCGAGCGCACCGAGGCCTATCTCGACCGCATCGCCAGCCCGCCGGTCTGGACGGTCTGTTACGGCGAAACGAAGGGCGTGAAGCCCGGCGACAGTTACACGCCCGAGCAATGCCTGACGATGCTGATGCAATCGCTCGGTGGCTATCACGCGCAGCTTGCCGCTTGCCTGCCAGGCCTGACCTCGCAGCCGCAGGGCGTGCAGGTCGCGCTCACCTCCTGGACGTACAACGTCGGGGCAGGGGCGGCCTGTGGCTCAACCCTCGTTAAGATGGCACGGGCAGGGGACTGGGCCGGCGCCTGCCGTCAGTTGCCCCGGTGGGACCGGGCAGGCGGCAAGCAGATCCGCGGGCTCACCAATCGCCGGGCAACTGAGCAGCGCCTCTGTCTCGAAGCTCTGGGGGTGAAGGCATGAGGCTCATTCCAAACTGGCGGGCGCACCTGCGCAGCTATTCCGCCATGGCCCTCGCTGCACTCGCCGCCCTGCCTATGATCTGGGCACAGGTGCCGCCCGAACTGATTGCCCTGATCCCGGCGGACTGGCTGAAATGGATCATCACGGGCGTGGCGCTGGCGGGCTTTGTGGGCAAGTTCGTCGATCAGGGGCTGCCGAAGTGATGGGCGCGCTGATCCGGGCGCTGTGGAAGCCGCTGGCGGGCGTTCTGTTCGCCGCGGCCCTCTACTGGCGCGGGAGGCGAGATGCGGCTGACAAGTCGGGCGCCAACGCTTCACGCGATTATCGTGACACAAGACGGAGGATGGACGATGCGCAAGTCGATCGCACTGACCCTGATGCTGCTCGTGACTGGTTGCGTGCGCGTGGATCCCGCCGCGATCTGTGACGGGAGCCGGGCAGCACGGACCGAACATGCCGCAGCGCTGGCGGCGGATGGCGGCGCGCGGTCGGTAGTGACCGGTGTCGCGCTGATCGAAGCTATTGATGCCGGCTGTGGTGCGCGACGTGCTGGCTGAAACCGTTAAAAGCTGCGGGACAAGTCGCCCGTAATGCATTGATTCTACTAGCTTCGGAAGTGTGTCCTGCGGGACAACGAATTGCTGATCTTAAAGGGAAATTCCGGCGTTCAGTCATACCCTCCGGGCCTACCAAACCCCATCATTTTTCACTCTCCTTTCAAATGGTTAGTGGAATTTGTGGCGAACCGAGCTTGAAGGTTCACCACGGTTTGTTCGCGATTTGGGCGCGAAAGCAGCTTTTCCATCGCGGAATCTGCTAGTCCTTCACGCAATGCGGCCTCGGTGTATCGCTGCACTTCAGCCAGAGTTTTGTGGCCGGTGATCGACATAATTTCGTGCGCCGTAGCACCTGCCTCAGCCAAGCGACGAGCGCATGCCTTGCGCAGGCCATGGGCCGAGCACTCAGGCAGCTGCGCAATGTCGCACCACTCTCTCATCTTATTGCCGAGGCCTGCGGCTGAGCGCCCTTTTCCATAGGCCGTGGCGAGGAAAGGACGGTCTTTGGGTAAATCACCGATCACCGCCCATAGGTCTGGGTGGATGGGAATGCTAACAAGGATACCGTTGCTCTTCTGGGTCTTCTGACGCCGGTATTGCAGGCGCGGACCCTCAGCGGTCTCTTTAATATTCGCCCAGCCAAGTGCCACGGCATCGACTCGGGCCGCGCCGGTGTAGAGCATCAAAGTTACCGCAGTGTGCGGGACTGTGCCCTGAGCGTGATGCTGAAAGTATTGGCCGATCTCAACTTCGTTCCATGTATGGAAGCCGTCACCAGCGATTTTATAGGCTTTGGTCAGGCGCGCGGGGTTGGACTTGATCCAGTCAAGAGCGATGGCGTGATCGAAAAGCTGGCCGAGCCGCTTGCGCAGGTTGTTGGCCGCTGCCGGGGTATCTGCCTTCTTTCCGAGGATCGCCATTACATGTTTGCGCTCAATACGCGCAACAAGCTTCGTGCCGTGCTCCACACGGAACGGCTCGATTATCCCGCGATAGGTTTTCGTGGTCAATTCGGCCAGCCCGCGCCATTCCGGTGTCCGGTAATAGCTGGCGACCAGATCATTGATACTTTCGGGCACTGTCTGGGATGCGCCTGCACCCGCTTTACGGCCCGTCCGGTGTTCCGTCTGCGCGGCTTCATAACGGCGCAGAAACTCTTCCGAACCGTAGTCCGTTCCAAGCTCGCGGCTGAACGCGCCCTTACGATAGCGCCAGCGCCGAACGCCGTGCCTATCTTTGTATGGGGAAGCGCCGGGAAACTGCCGCTTGTATTTCATTTCAACACTTCGTCCCATTCGTTCGGGGTCTGCTGCGCGGCCTCGGATGCAGGCTTTGCCGTAATTTTGCCTGGCTCGATGACCAGCGATGGCGCAGGGTATCCCGCGTCACGATACGCCTTAAGAACCTTGGTCAGGTCAGATTGGGTGAACGTGGCGCGGGGATTGGCCATATCAGAGGCCCTTTGAGCTAGAGAAGCGGACGGTTGCTGGGCGGTGACTGGAAGCGCGATTGATTCGCATTTCCAGATCGGCAATGGCCGCAGCCATTTCAGTATCGGACCGGTACTCGACCTTTTCTTCGCCCATTTGGAGCGAGCGCACACCGCGCGCCCGCTCCAATATCAGCTTGTCGCGCAGGGCGATCATATCAGCGGTCGGGATCGACATCAGCCCACCCGGAACCAGCCGCGATGGTCCAGCCAGCCGCTGCCGAAGTCGAGCCGGACCTTCATCTGGACGCCATCAACCTCGAAACCCACTTTCGTGTCGAGCTGCGGGCCGGGCGCGCCTTCCAGATAGCTGTATTCCAGGCCGTCAACCTTCGCCGGATCGGCAACCACGTACCAAGTGGTGGCCGAGGTCAGGCGCGGCTCGATGATCAGCGACAAGTTCGAGAACGGGTTGGTGTCGCTGGTGCGGTTAGCCTGAATTTCGGACAGCTCCTGTTCCAGGGCTGTTTCCAGCTCAGGCGGGGCCAACACATAGCGTGGGGTGACGTCGATCAGGCCACCGGAAAGGCCGGTCTGCTTCCGCATCGCCAAACGAGCTGCGGACAGGTCCTCCTTGATTGTTGCAGTCGGGGCCTTCGTGTTGCCGTGGCTGGCATGGAACATCGTCACACCATCACTCATCACCGGGTTTGTGATGATTTTTGTCACGAGCTGAGCGGCTTCAAAGGCGCGAGCGGCGGCACCGAGCCGGGCCGGGATCGCGCTGAAAGCGTCCAGATCGTCGTTGATCATGGCCTGACGCGAGATCGCAAAAATCTTGCCGAAGGTGGCGAGGCTGTAATGCTCTTGCGATTCCGCGAAGGTGCCGTGGCGGAATTCACCACCCTCTCCGACTGCTTCCAGCATGGGGGCCTCGCCCAGCATCAGCGAGCGTTTGGGGCGGAAGTCGCGGATCGTGCCTTGACGGGCGAGCTGGCGCGCACCAGACGGGGCTTCTTCATAGCTGCGGCGCAGCTCACGACCGACCTGATCACCAAGGATCAACGGAAAATCAGAGGTCGTATGCAGCGCGCGCGTGATCACCTGATCCGCCGAAATACCCGTGACCGAACGCCCGGAACGGAGCAGACTGGCGCGGGCATGGTCCAGAACCGACATATGGGCGAACTCACGCGCCGGGGCCGACAGCCGATGCTCAGGATGCATCCGGGCATAGAGGGCCTCACCTGCGCGGGTGGCAATCATGGCGGGGTCCGTATGGTCCATGCCAATCTGCGCGCGGATGGTGCGTGGCTGTGCGCTGCGAGTGCGCACAGCATCCAGTGCACGGGCGCGGACTTCCTCTGCGGGGGCACCTTCGGCAACTTGCGCTTCGGTCCAGGCGCGGTCCAGCCCTGCGGCTGCGGCGATGGTGGCGACGACTGATGCGCCAAGCGCCTCGGTCATGCGGCCTTCCGGCGCTGCGGCCTCGGTGATGGCTTCTTCAATCTGATCTTCCGGCATATTCTGTTCTCCTGCTCGGAAATGTGCTCCCGGATCGGCCGGGACCGGAACAATGGACACCTCGATGGGCGTCCAGCTAATGGCGGTGCGGATGCGGTGATCGCCCTCCCGCGTGTCCTGCCAGTCGGCAACGTGATAGCCGATCGACAGCCCGCGTAGCGTCCCATCTCCGATATCGGACAGGACCGACCGCGCGGCCTCGTTGCTGCGGAACCGCATCTTGACCCATAGGCCTTCGGGGCGCAGTTCTGCTGCCTCGATCACGCCGAGCTGATCGGCGGTCGAGGCGGCACGGTGCGCGTCCAGAACCGGGGCACCGACCAGCCGCGACACATCGCATCCCGCAAGGTCAAGGCGTTCGATGAAACCCGGACGGGGCGCATCCGCCCCGGTGGACACGATAGCTTCCACGGTGCGCGCTTGCGCATCGAGGGTGGACGGCTGAGGCCGCAACTGGCGCAGGTGAACGGTCATTGCGTCACCGCCTTTGCCTGCGTATCGCGCGCCAGCTCTTCGTCCAGATCGTCGATATCGCGACCGCGACCGGCCACGACTTCTTCGCGGGATTTCAGGCGCGCCTCGATGGCCGCGACCTCTGCAGCCACTTCGTTGTGAGGATCGACCCATGCCCAGCCGGGGCTAACAAAGCGCGCTGCACGGAAGTCGGATAGGCCTTGGGCATCAGCAGGGATAACGCCTGCCAGAACCTGCGCATCAATCCAGCGATCCCAGAGAGGGCGCAGGAAGCGCGCCTCGATCAGGTTGCGTTGCAGCATCTCGGCGCGGCGGCGGAACTCGATGAGGCCGACACGGGCCGAGGAATAGTTGGTGCGCTCCAAATCGCCGGTCAGTGCCTCGAAGGTCAGACCAACACCGGATGCGATTTCGCGATCTTGACCACGCAGGAAGTCTACCGCTTGTTGCAGGCCTTGACCGGGCTGCGAGAAGGTCACTTCGGCACCGGGCGGTAGAATGCGCATTGCGCCGGGTTCAAGCGACACATTGACCGAACCATCACCGTTGTCACCGAAGCCCGCCGCGCCGCCCTCTGGGTCGCGGACATAGCCGGTGATCAGGCTGGCGACCTTCAACTGCATCAGCAACGCGTCCGAGGCCTCGTCGCGGTCGCGGAGCTTCAAAAGGACGGGCGACAGCCACGAAAGCCCCCGCACCTGACCGGGGAAGAGCGCGTCGAATAGATGCAGCATATCCGAGGCGGGAACGCGGATCGGAGCACCGATCATGCCGAACGGGGTGCCGGGGGCCTCGGGCAGGACGTGATAGGCCTGCACCTGATCGTCGCCGTCGAACTCGATCCCGGCGATGATGCGCGCGCCGTTGCCAAGATCGCGGGTCAGGGTCGGGTCGATCTGGTCGGACGGGATCTGGCGCAGGCGCAGTTTGCCGTCGAGATCGGTCACGAGCTGCACGAAGGCTTCACCATCGCGGACCATCGCGCGGATGATCGTTGGCAGATGGGCGTTCGCCAGCAGTTCAAAAGCGGTATTGAGCTGATAGGCGATGTTGCGGTCAGGGTGCTGCGAACGAGCATGGAAGCCTTTGCCGACCAGCGCGGCGGTCCACGCCTCGACAATGCGATTGCCCTGCGGGGTGTTGACGTAGAGCGCAGCGGCTCGGGCCATTGCCGGACCGCGCGCTGCAAGGGTGGACTGGGTCGGCGCGCCCAGCATCGGCGCACCCTGCCAACGGCGACCGCCGCCCCCAGCCTCGATGCCGGAGCGGCGGAAGAACCGCGAAACGCTGCGCAGGAACTGACGCGGGGGGCTGATCATTCGCCCACCTCCCCCACGCTAGTCAGCTTGCCGATAGCGGTCTCGATCAGCTCTTCGAGGTCGATAACCAGCATCGAAACGGCATGAGGAAGATCGTCAGCCGACTTCGGTCGATAGACACTCTTATCTTGATAGGTCGAGCCATCTTTCCAGACAAACTTCGTTCTGCCTCGGAAAATAGCGACGAAGGCTGCGACCGGCGTATTCTGGTAGCCGAGCAGCGCGTGAGCCACTCCCATGAGCGTCTTGAAGGCAATCTCGTTGGCGCGAGTAACTGGCACCCCGAAATCGGTCAGTTGCTTCATGAGGGCAATGATACCCACGTCGAAAACCGTGAACTCTGTCCAGCCATCCGCCCCGTAGTCAGCGACCAATTGGAGTGGATAGCGGTCCATCCAGTTGCGCAGCGTTTTGGGTGCAACGCCTGCCGCGTTTGCCGCCGCAGTGAACCGGATTTTTTGCTTAAGGTGGTTCATAAGAAAATACCCGCATGAGGAACTTTATTCAGAAATACTCAAGTGGGTATTTTCTGTCAAGCTGGTATCACCTAAGTTCCGCAAGCGGTGAGCGGGGCAATCACGTTCATGCTTCGCCGCTTTTCCCTGTGAACCATTCCAGCCGCCGCTCGCAATCCGTCAGGATCATGCCGCGCAGATCACCTACGAAGATGAAGTCAAGGCTCGCCCCGGTGTGTCGAACAAAGTCCATAACCTCTGGTGAGAGACAATCTTCCTCATCAACCAGTCGCGCTGGCGGATCGACCCCCAGCACTTCGGCAACATAGGCGGCGCGACGGGCGGAAACTTCGAGGTTGTGGGTCTCGCCATCATCGAAAAGATTAGAAAAGTTGGATTTGCGGAGCGAGTTGCAGGTATCGACTGGCAAAGCGGTATCAGGCCCGGAAAGCGGGTTCATGGCGTTCATAGCTATCTCCTAGTTTCAGGTGGTTTGAAGTTCAGAACGCGCCATTGCGGCGCGGATGGCTCGTATCACTTCGCTGTTCTGGCTCGCGCCGTTCTTCTCCGCCTCGGCTTGGAGCCAAGCTTTCAGGTCTGGCGGCAAACGAAGCTGTAAGGGTTTACGGTCAATCATCGAACACTCCATGATGTCCATATGACATTATATGTCCAAAGGACACCATTGCGTCAATAAAAATATCATGTCCATTTGACATCATGACCGAGATCGAAAGCCGCTCACTAACTGACAAGTTCATGCTTCGCCTTCCCGATGGGATGCGCGACCGGATCAAAGCTGCCGCTGAGACAAACAATCGTTCAATGAATTCTGAAATTCTGGCGCTGCTGGAAGAGAAGTTCCCGGTCAGAAACCTCATAGGTGACGCCGGGAAGTGGGTGGATCACATTCATGCTGCCGACACTGACGCTGAGTTCGACAAGCGGCTGGCGGAAGCGAATGCCTGGGCAGCGCAGGCCCCTGACCAGAACGTCATTCGGTTCCAGAAAAGTGCGCTAGGCGATGGATGGACGGTGGCAATCGTCGTTGATCGCTACCGCTCTGCACCCGTCAAATAGCCCCGAAAACAGCTTCAAAACTGTAACGCTATCAATATGCCGCTAACACTCTGGTGACGCTCACTAAAAGCGCCAATCCAGAGTGTAACGATGACAAATTGCATTTCCTGCTACTGTTACACGGATTAGCGGCTCATCCAGGCCGATTGGAGCACCGGGCCCTTGCGCGAGACGATAGGCGCTGAGGATGAAAGTTCAGTCCTGCGGCGCTCCCATTCCGTGGTGATGATCTGCCGAGCGGCGAGTGCATAGACAAGGCAATCCAGCGCCTCAGCCCTGCGGCCAGGGATGCGCTCGAAGCTGCGGATGGGCTGGCCGCGACGATAGCGCAGGACTGCGCGCTCTGAGGCCACCTGCTCATGCCAGACGCGGGGCAACTCTTCGGAAAGCCGGATCGAACCGGGCCGAGCAAGGCGCGGGAACAGTTGTTGCTTGGCGGTATCGACACCTATGATCCAGAGCCGCGCCCCGGTCTTTGTCTTGCTGCCCGCCCGCTCGATCAGGGGACGATTGCCGGATGCGCCCTTGATCGCCATGATCTTTCGCCGCGTCCTTGGGGTGCAGAAGGCGGTCACGCGGTTCATTGTGGTGCCGTCCCCTGCATCTACCGCGCAAGCATCAATGCCGATCTGACCGCCCAGCTCATGCGGGAACCGCTGTTTTAGGGCTTCGTCCAACTCTTCCCAAGTATCGGCGCTATCCCATGCCCCCCAGATCACCCGGTGCCCCAGCACGAAGGCGGTGCCGCTCTCAGCCCAGCCAACATAGGTCAGTTCAAGCCGATCATGCTGCACATCGCAGCCGGCGGTCAGCGCCAGCACATCAGCTGGGATCGGCTTCGACAGCCCGAAGGTTTCACCGCGCGAAGCCAGATCATCGTCGGCCAGCTCGTCGCCATCGCCGCGCCAGCCTTGCCCGAGGATGGTGTTGACGAAAGTTTGTAGCGTGGTCGGATCATCCTTGGCGGTAATAAACTCGGTCGCGAGCTTTCCCCATGCAGCATTGGCGTGGAGCGATACCAGAGCATTGAGCCGGAACCCGGCATGACCCGAAACATGCGGGCGGGTGCGCCGCCAGATGCCGTCTGCGACCATCGCAGGCTTATGGCGTTCATCGACTTCGGTTTCGCAATGGGGACAGCGCCAGCGGGCGGTCTCGGGCGCGGTATCATCCCAGATAATCGCATCCCAAGTGATTTCCCCGAAGGTGCCGCACTCTGGGCATGGCACCTCGAACACGCGGGCATCGGATTGGGCATAGGCGCGCAGGACGTGGCTTGTATCGTCATGCACCGGGGTCGATCCCATGACGATCTTGCGATCCGGGAAGGACATTGTGCGCCGCTCGGCAAGGAGGATAGGCGAGCCTTCGGCAGTCGGGTCCATGCCGTCTGCCTCGTCGATAAATAGGACGCGGACGTTGTGGCGACGAAGGTTGCGGGGGGACTTTGCGGCAACCACCTTGAGCGAGCCACCGGGGAACCGGCGCGACAGCAGGGTGTTTCGCTCGCCTTCCTGCCGATCATCGGCAAGCGCATCGGCCACGGCTTTCGAGGCTGCGAAAATCGGCTCAATGTCGCTAACCACATAGTCCCGGCAATCGGCCTCTGCAGGCAGCAGGCAGAGAATTGGCGCAGGCTCATTGGCGACGAAGGAGGCGACTGCCGAGGTTAGCAGAGTGGTGAAGCCGACCCGGACAGGCTTGACCAGCGTGACACGCTCGATCAGTGGATCCCCGATGGTGTCGGCTATCTCGCGCTGGAAGGGCCAGAGACGCACAGGGCCGGGCTGGGCGGACACGCCCTGCGGTAGCGCAATGTTGGCCTCGATCCAGTCGGAGAGGCGCAGGCGCGGCGGCGGGATCAGCGCACGGCGGGCTTTAGACAGCACAAGATCAATCGTTGTCATGGCCGAGTTCCTCAAGGGCTTGGCGAAGCTCGTGGTCGATGGTGTCGATGGTGGCCGCGTCCAGGGGCAGCATGGAGCGGACACGGGCGGGAACGGCAAGGATGCGAGCGCGGACTTGCCGAAGAAGATCGGACCATGTGCGCTCGACCTCAGCCGCTGCGACCAGCTCACCGCGCAGTGCCGCATTGCGAAGAGCCTGGGCATCCGCTTGCTCACGGGCCAGCCGCGCGCGTTCTGCAGTGAGATTGCTAACGTGTTCCTCGCCACCACGACCGCTGGCAACGCCGCGCAGGTGAACAACGTAGGCGCGGACGGTTTCGCCCAGATCGTAAGCATCATGGCCGCGATGGACAGCGATGCCGCGCTTTTTTAGATCGGACAGGGCAGCGGGCGAAATCGACAGAAGATCGCAAAGGTCAGCGCCGTTGATCCGAAGCGAGGGCTTGCCGTCAAACGCAAGTTCTTCAAGGATGCGCATCTTTCACCCCATTGATTTCATTTGCAAAGCCTGACGTCTCGGGGTGCGAATTACCCGCAGAGGGACCTCCCCGGAAGGACCCACGATGCTTGCGAGAAGGCGAAGCTCATGCTCGATCTCGCTCTTCTCGACATGGAAACGCTCAGGGCCGCGGTGATCTGGGCGAAGGCGGCGCACTCTCTCGGCCAGTTCGCCTATGTGCTGCCATGTGTCTGTTCTGATTGTTGCGTTCATCTCTCTATCTATCCTGTCCTGCTCAATGGTGAGGTTCTGAGCGAAGGGCATAGGGAGACCAGCCCGTGTCTTTCGACACAGGTTGGTCCCTAGCCCTCTGCGTGAAGATCTGCTCAACGGAGCCGGTCCATCGCTTCTGGGCGCCGAAGTCGTGTGACCCCGCTTCGGCTTGCTCGCTACTTAAAGGCACCGGGTCTGGTGCCTGATCCCCCGCTTCGAGCTTTCGGGCTGCGGTTGGCCGTATTGGGATCGCCCGCTGGTCGGCCATAGTGCTGTGTCGTCGCCATCGTTCTGCACCTCCCGACGACACAGTGAAGAGGTCAGGCGGCTGCACCATCCTCCCTGTCGATCAGGTCCAGTTCGGGTTCAGGGGCGTTGCTGAGGTCAGCCACGAGCCTACGCATGAGGAAGGCCTGCTTCTCGCTCGGGTGCCACTTGGCGCGCTTGCCATGCTTCGCGATGGAACGCGCAAAGCTTTTGACCCATTCGTCGCTGCCAGCCATCGCGCGGCGAAGCACCTTGGGCCACCAGAAGATCATGATTTCATCCAGCTCACTGTCGGTCATGCTGCGACCTCCACCGTGCTGATGTGGTTGTAGAATGCTGCCTGGTCCTTGGGGTCCATCGCCTCGAAACAGGCTAGCGCATAGGCCTTCAGCTCGGAGCGCGAAGCCCACGACGCCCATGACCGTGCATCCTCCATGCCCCCGAGGAAGGATGGCAGGGGGTCGCCCGCAGCGTTAACCGCCGTGGCCGCAATATCCTGCACCGTGCCCGCGTCCAGCGTGGCAAGCAAGACGGCTGCCATGAACGCGCGTTCTTGAGGTGTAAGGCGAACAGCGGCAAGGAGGCCAAAGCCCTCCCAAGCATTGGCCGTGCCCAGAAGCAGGCTGTAGCCCAGCATCCGGGACATTTGCTTGTACTGGGGCGGCATGACCTGAGCGACAATGTTGCCCGATTTAAGATTGGACGCAGAGTCAGGCTTCTTGTATGATTTGGCCTTGAAGTTACCGACTTCGTATTCAGCCCCGGTCGCGCCCGCCAGCGCGCCGGGGTTTTCCTTTTTCCGATCTCCGGAATGGTTCGCCAGCGTCGAGAATTCTTCAATCTTTTCAGCACTGGAAAAAACTGAGTTCGTCAGGCTATCAGTTTGAAAACTAACGTGTTGCTGCAGCCCTCCGGGCCTACCAAACACCGGTTTTATTGCCGATAAGGCATAAGTGTGCACGAAACACGGTTTATTCTTGCACACCCCTGTCAAGGGAAATTTCACCTAGGTTAGATCTGCTCTACCCACCAAGCTGGGTGTACAGATCCGCTGCGGCAAAAACTTCCCACTGCAGAATATCGATATAAGCTCACATAGGGCGAACTTGCTGCGCACTTCACCGGCTGACCATATTTCGACAATCTCGGGCCGCTGCAAATTCAACAATATCTAACAGGGTGCTGAAAAAGTCAGGCGATAAGAAAAATCTTACTG